TCTTAGCGAGTTTATATATTATTTACGGTGCAAAAGTAAGCATTTTGCTCGAGAATCAAACGGCATTTTTAAATGTCTGATTATCAAGCATTTACGAACTTTTTGGATTCGCTTGCTGATAATTTGCAAAACTTTATTACTACTTTTTTGGGTGATATGGGTAAGAGCTGCGCTCTATATTCGGATTAATCCGACTACCTTATACACACGCAAATACATCTGATTTGCGTACCTCAAAATCGGGGTATTCGGGATTGATTGATACGCACACGACCTTATCGGGAGATTCAGACGGCATGAGTTTTTTTTATTTTCCATCTGAACCTTTCATTTTAGTTAGGGTACTAATTGTACCCCAACTTGATGCAAGCGATTCATCTCGCATCTTCATTTATTCCTTTGTTGTCCATTATACTTTTTATTTCTATTTTATTTTCTATTTTACCGCCATTACCATCATCACACGATAAATGCCTTGTATATATTTGAAAGCTACCTCAAACTGAGGATAGGCTGGATTGATTGATACACATAATACCTTATCAGGACTTTCTGATGGCATGAGTTTTTTTATTATAGTACCATTGCATGTGTCTAATACATATACCTTACCCCATTCTATAAACGCACTCTCATTTATCTTCTTTATTAGGACTTGACAACCAGATGGATATTCAGGAGACATAGAGTCACCTGATATTGACATGGCAAAATCTACATCTATTATGGGAGATACAACCTTTTCACATTCGTGTGACATCACTGATACAGAAAAGTCATTTAAACTTCCTCCTTGCGCTGATATGGGTAGTAATGGTATTACCTTACTCTTTGTGTTGTCCGATTGTTTTATTGCTACATTTGATTCTGTTGCCTTTTTGGGGGGATTGCTTGATGAACGAAGCATTTCACCCTCGCCCAAAAGCAGCCAATTCATATTGACGCTTGGATAAAGGTTTTGCAGCTGCATTTGCCTTGGCTTTGTTATGACTTTCGCTTTTCTAACGTAACCAGTTGGTAGCTCGGATGCTATCTCAAATTTGTTCACGTTGTCGAATCCTAACTCTTTAGCTAATAGCATTAGCCTATCGCTTATATTTGTATTTGCTATTATGCTATTATTATTGCAATGTTTGTTTGTCATAATCGTGTGCAATTAGTTAATGAATAATAAAATAATACAGAATTTTTGCTAATAGCTTGTTTTGGGTTTGCTAATCGCCTACCTTTGCACCCGTTACGAGTAAGTTACAAACAAACAAATGAGCACAAAAAAGGCTGTCGGACAATATAGTCCAACTGCATAAATAATTACTGCAAATGTACGGCGGTTTTAATTGCTACGCAAGCGAGTGACCAAGTAAGTAACTAAGTTTAATTAAAATTAAAGATTTATGGCAAACACAATTCCACGTTTGACGCGCAATGACTTGCGATTGATTGACGTAGGTGCTACCAAGGCTTTCCAACTTCCCAATGCGAAGGCTTGTAACAATGGCAAGTCAATGGCGTATCAATTTCAACACGACCTCGGATGTAAATTCAGCATCCGCACGGACTACAACGCAAGCACATTAACCATAACACGATTGAGTATATGATAGTTACGAAACCCGATGTGGCGCTCAATGGGTTGTATAGTCAGCGACAAGCAGCTGAGGCGCTACAGATTGATAGACACACCGTTGCTGCATACGCAGCGGATGGATTGATAAAGTTCAAAGTCCGTAAGGCTGGCAAGCGACTTGTGACCACAGGCGCTGAGATTATTAAATGCTGGCAGTCTACGTATTTATAAACCTCTTAGCTTTGAGAAGATAGGCGGAAGCAAGAATTATCTGATAGTCTATTCGAAGGTGAGAGTAAGAGAAGCAATATCCACGCACACCTTATGCCGATTGTTGGCAGATGGTAAAATAACTGATGAGAAATGAATGTAGAACAGACGAAGCGACTCAGTGAAATAGAGCGTAAGATTTACGAAGCATACAAGAGTCTGCAGGAGTTGAACAAGGAGGTTAGCAAGTCACTTAAGCAGTTTGACGATTCATCTGAGGTTGAAGAATTGCAGACCGCAGTTAATCTGACATGTGATGCGATAGACTCCATTCAATTCTGCAAGGATGAGTTTGGTTGTCAACAATAATAAAACAAGTAATGTTATGAAAAATTCAAAGGTTAAGAATAGTATACTTACAGCATTGATATTGATAGTATCTGTAGCAGGACTATTGTACGCAGGACATTGTGACTACGTAGATGCTGTTGTTAGCGAAATGAAGAACAATGGTGCTTACACTACACTTAGTGAGCAATATCCTGATATGTCAGACGGACAACTTGTTGATGTGTATATAACTAATAAAAAATGACACTCGCTAATATTTTCATGGTTTGATTTAAGGTTGTGTCTTCGGGGTTTTTTGTCATTTTTTTACCCCGAATTAGGGCTTATAGCTCAGTTGGTTAGAGCAACGCACTCATAATGCGAAGGTCGTAGGTTCAATCCCTACTAAGCCCACGAGTAAATGAGTTGATTTAAAAAGGCTAGAATCAGTAACTTGTATGCGGTTCGTGACGAATAGCATACATAAAGCCAACGATGGTCGGTGTGTTTTTCATCTTTTCCGCACATGTGGTTCGATTCCGCAAGTTGGCACATATTGTAATAGGTTAAGTTTAAAGGTTCGATTAAGTCTGCTGCCATCTGTGAAGACAGCATGCAGACACTTGCTGAGATAGGCTGTTAATGGGATAGGCAGCTATAAATCGGAACATTAGTGCGGTTCGATTCCGCTCCTCAGCACAAATAAACATACATATTAACAAACAATAAAATCACAACTATGAGTGAGCAACAACAACAACAACAACTGCAACAGCAGCAGCAACAGCAACAAGTAATGCCTCTTTCAGCGCAACAGCAGGAGATTCAGATTCTGCAGATTAAGCGTGAGGCAGAGTTCGACCTTACACCAATAGGTCAGCAAGTTAAGCAGTTTGAAGCGACACAACGTATTGCTAAGATGTATGCGATGTCGAATTTCATTCCCGACAGCTACAAGTACAGAAATGGACAACCAGTTGAACAAAATGTGGTATTAGCCAACTGTACTATTGCATTGGAAATGGCAACACGCATGCAAGCTAACCCATTGATGGTTATGCAGAACCTCTACATTGTGCATGGTCAGCCTGCATTCAGCAGTAAATTCCTTATTGCTTGTATCAATGCGAGCAAGCGTTTTTCTCCGCTGCGCTATGAGTTCAAGGGCGAAGAAGGTACTGACGATTATGCTTGTCGTGCGATAGCATACGAGGCAAACGACACCAAGCACAAAGAACCTCTTGAAGGTGATTGGATTAGCATACGCATGGCTAAGGCTGAGGGTTGGACAAGTAAGAAGGGTAGCAAGTGGCTATCAATGCCGAGCCAAATGTTACGATACAGAGCAGCTGCATTTTGGCAACGTGCTTATTGTCCTGAAATAAGCATGGGCTTGCTCACTGCAGAAGAGGCACAAGATACTTATGTACCTTTTGAAGAAGTGACAAGTGCTGCGACTAACGAAGTTCGCCCTGCGGTGCCAACGGATGAGATTGGCAGACCATCATTGACAGCTATTGCAGCCCTTGCAGCTAAGAAGAACTTGCAGGAGGCACAAAATAGTTTCCTTGCTGAGGAAACAATAAACAATGATGAACAGCAGACATCTGACGAGGTTGAAGACAACACCCAGGAAGTTGATAATAACACGTTGGCTGCTAACGACAAAAAACCATCACTTTTATAAATACACATAACAAACAACACCATGTACGACAATCAGAATCAAAATACGCTTGAATGGTTTCGTAAGCGACTCGGTAATATAACTGGTAGTGTGGTAGGTAACTTGATGGGTACACCGCGTAGCAAGAGTGAACAATGGACTGCTACGGCACAGACTTATCTTAATCAAGTAGCATTTGAACGCGCTATGAACCCTGACGTTGTGAACAACGATGAAGTCTTTGCTCAGTATGTAGAGTTGACAGAGGTTAAGAGTAAGGCAATAAAGTGGGGACATCAGATGGAAGGTGAAGCTGCACACTTGTTTGCTGAGACATTCTATGAGAAGTATGGCAGCAAGGACGTAGAGTCTTATGTCTTAGACTTGCAATCCCCTTCATCCGTTCAATGTGAAGACTTGCCTCACTTTGCGAGCAGTCCTGATAGAATGTTCTTTGACCCCGAAACTGGTGAGCAGTGTTGCATTGAAATAAAATGTCCGCAAGGTAACTCATTTGCCAAGTATGCTAATAACGTATTCTTGAAGGAAACGCAAGAGGAGAAACTTGAAGGTTTGAAAAAAGCAGAAGCAAACTATTATTGGCAATGCTACGCGCACATGCTTGCGACTGGAGCAAGTAAGACGTATTTCGTAGTGTATAATCCGTTTCAAAAGAATCCTCTTTTCTCATTCGTGATAGAGCGTGATGAGGATGTAATAAACCAAATGCGAGAAAAGATCATTGCAGGCAATGCCTACATTGATAGTCTTGTAGAAGGAATTGTTAATGGTAGAATGAAGCAAGTGTCATGAAAGAGAAAGAAGAGTTATTAGAGCGCACGTTCTACGTGAAGTGTAGCAAAGAACAACTAATTGAATTGGGCAACTGGATGTTTGACAATGGTATAGAATTCAAGAAAATGCCAGACAACATCCACCAATTATCCTTAGACTTGGTCAGGCAGAGCGAATGCGAAGCCGAAGAAACCAAAGAAGTTGATGGAACTATACGCCCTTAGAACAGCGGATACCGGGAGACTGCTCCCCTGCTTCCCCGAGGATGCAGAGAGAATTGAGCGACTGCAACGTAACAAGCCGTACCTCATTACCATCTCAGAATCTCGCAACATCCGCTTGCACCGCAAATATTTCGCACTCATCAATATCGCATGGGGAGCATGTGGAGAAGAATGGCGAAAGCGATTTAGAAACACCGACAACTTTAGACGGAGCATCACAATGCTTGCAGGTTACACAGATCCAGTCTACAATCCAAGAACAGAAGAGTGGATTGAAACCCCAAGAAGCATCTCCTTTGAATGTATGTCAGAACAAGAGTTCGAGCGATTGTACGAAGATACTCTCAGAATTATCAGAGAGCAGTTCATTCCAAGAAACCGACTTGCGCGAGAAGCCTTTGAAGAAGAACTCAAGACCTTCTAAATGGCTGAATATTTCGGTATCTGATGCAAAAGAACTTGTGCGTCTGTTGAAGTATGCTAAAGAAGCATTGTTGCAACAAGACACTACGGTAACAAAAAATAGAGCGAGGCTTATATCTCTGATGCTTAAGAAGTTGGAGAACAAGTTGAGCGATTTATAAGGAATTATACTTTGAACTTTCAACGGGCAGTAGACAAGGACGGTGTGCAGTGGCACATCAATCACATAGCACAAGTCTGCTGCCCACCTTTTTTAAAACGACTATAAAACATCAAAACGATGAAAACATTAGAAAAATGGTTTGAGTGCAAGGTCAAATATGACAAGGTACTTGAGGATGGTTGCAGTAAGAATGTAACTGATACATATCTGATAAGAGCTATATCATTTGCAGAAGCAGAGGCAAGAGCTGTTGAGGAGGTTGCTCCTTACATTACTGGCGAGTTTGAGGTTTGTGCTTGTGCCAAGCGCAATTATCAAGAGTTAATTGGTAGTAACAATGGTGAGCGATTCTACAAGGTTAAGGTATCTTTTATAACTCTTGACGAGAAAACGGCTAAGGAGAAAGTTACAAGTAATAATATTCTTGTGCAAGCTGATGACATAAGTAGTGCTTTGTCAAAATTTGAAATGTCAATGAAAATGTCTTTAGTTGACTATGTTATAGATAGCGTAGCAGACACTAAGTATGTAGATGTTATCACGAATAGTGTGAAAGCTGTTAAGGTTAAGTCTGCTGCATGTAAGCATAAGGATGGTGACGATGTTGAGAATGATGTTAATGTTGATAACAGAGATTTTGAAGTTGACTCAGAATCAACATCAACATCAGCACAAAAACAAGTAACAACAGATGGAGAAAGCAACGCCAGAAAGAAAAAGCCGTCTTGATGCTTGGCGCGAGTTTGCCAATGTAGGTGTTCCGAAAATGCGTAGGCATCCGCACGATGAGGAGCACCGCTTGCAGGTGGCTTGCGTAAGATGGTTTAGACTTCAGTATCCTGACTTTGCTCATGCTTTATTTGCTGTTCCTAATGGTGGTAGACGTGATATTACCACTGGTGCAAAATTAAAGGCTGAAGGAGCATTGGCTGGTGTGTCTGATTTGATATTGTTAAAGAGCACCACTAAATATAGTGCATTGCTCATTGAAATGAAGACTCCGAAGGGAGTGCAAAGCGAGAGCCAAAAAGAATGGCAACGCAAGATAACTGCAAGTGGAGAGTATCGATACGTGGTGTGTCGTTCGTTAGATGGATTCATCAGCGAGGTGAGAGACTATCTCGGTAACTCAACGCTTTAAAACAAAAAGCCTATGGGAAGACAACGAAAAGTTGGTTTGGATTATTTCCCCATAGATGTAGACATGTTTCAAGATATCAAGGTGCGAAAGTTGATTCGGCATCAAGGTGGTAAAGCCATTACGGTCTATGCTCTCCTGCTCTGTTATATTTACAAAAGTGGGTATTATTTGCGGTGGGATAAAGAGTTGCCCTTCATTATTTCGGAACTTCTGGGGTACGAAGAGGTGTTTATAACCGAGGTTATTAAGTGCTGCCTTTTGTTAGGATTGTTAGACAAAGCATTATATGATAGTCAAAACGTGTTGACATCAAAAGGAATCCAACTAAGATATTTGCGTTCTTGTTCCGAGATTAGGCGCAAGGGAGTGATCAAAGAGTACAATCTTATTTCTTCTGAAGAAAAGTCGATTTCTTCTGAAGAAAAGCTGATTTCTTCTGAAGAAAAAATTATTTCTTCCGAAGAAATGTACAAAAATGTACAAGAATGTACAATAAAAGAAACAGAAAAAGAAAACGAAAAAGAAAGGTCTCTTTCCCCCACACCCCCTTACTCTAAAGAAAAAGAAAAAGAAAAAGAAAAAGAAAACCCCCTCCCCCTCTCCCGCGCATGCGCACGTACACGCGAGGAGAGCGAGTTGAAGCTGCACGACCAGTTGCAAGAACTTTGCAAAGATTCGTCTTGGAAAGAGTTAGTGGCAATGCGATATGCAATCAAGGCTCAAGATATTATTTCGCTTTTCAATGAATTTGAACTTGAATGCAAGATAAACGAGAAATGCTATCACGAAAGTCTTGGCGATTTGAAGCGACACTTCAGTAATTGGTTACGAATTAAACAACGAAAAGACAATGCAGACAACAATAACAAACCAAATGGTTCAGCAGGTTGTACGTCAGCAAGCACTCGTGAAGAGCGAACCAGGGAGTGGCTTGCGTATACGCAAGCAAGAATGCTCTCTGACAACAACGCAGATGAAATTCCTGAAGCGTTACGAGACTGCTGAGAAACTGATGGCTACGTTCATCCCCGAACAACAAACGAACTTCGCTCGCTATCCTGAAAGATGTTTTGGTGGTAACAGCCCCACATTGGCAGATGTCAGAAATATTTGGGGCGGTAATTACTCAAACTACTGGCTCGAGAACCAACTACGTGACTTGAACGAATATGTTGGTTGCAGCAAGAAGATGGACATCTTGCAGATTGAAGATACTGCTCGTGTGATAATTGCTGATTCGTCCTTCTTAAAACTTTCTGAGGTTATGTTGTTTTTCGCGAGGTTAAAGGCAGGCAGATATGGAAAGTTTTACGGATCGGTAGACCCAATGACCATTACCACTGCTTTGCAGAAGTTCAAGGACGAGAGAATAACCGAGTTGGGAAAGATTGAGGAAGCGAAGAAGAAAGAAATTCGTGAAACTCGTGATACGACTGACACGATGAGTTATGCTGAATGGCAAGAACTGAAATGGTTGTTCAATATGGGCTATGAGCGAGACCCTATAACTGGTCGTGTAATATGAAACATCACGTCACAATCTATTGGACATGCAGTAGGGTATCCAAGGTTAAGATTATGGCTCGCTTTGGTATTCAAGACTACACAAATGTTGGTGGTGAAACTGAAGCATGGATAACTGATGAAGATTGGGAATTGTTTTGCCAAACACGAGATAAGAGGTTTTTTATTCTGCGCAACAAACAATTTAAATAGCCGTTAGTGGAATTGTCTGTATACGAACTTGAACTTGTTGGCAAAGCAAAGAACAGCAAGCTCCATTTTAACACAAACAAATAAATCAAACAACAATGAACATTATAGGCGAAATCCTCAGCGCATTCGATATTGACTACGAAGATAGAGCTAAGCGTAAAGCACAAGCGAAATCTCAGCGTATCGCGCAAGAAATGCAAGAGCGCATTCAGGTCAAGGAGTACAACGGAAAGATGTATGTGTCTGTAGACAACATTCCTATGCTTGCAGAAGAATGTCTTAGCATTAACATCGTTGACGCTGTGAGCAAAATCAGAAATACAATTACAGAATACAAGTGTTACACAACAAACTAAAGAAACAATGGAAGAAAAACCCGAAGCCTTTTATAGAAAAAAGGCTAACAAAGCAATATTCGCTATTCAAGGAAACGAAGGCATGAATCCTATTGATTGTAGCATCGTCATTGGTATGGTGGCAGCCAAGTTGGTTGAAGCATACGTAAGGAGTGGCGGAGAAAAGGAATGGATGATTGATGTGATATGTAAGGCTATTAAAACTTTTAGCAAATAAAACGAACAATGAAACAGAGAAAAAAATTATTCGAAGAAGCAAAAGCGGACGGCACAGTGGATAAGTGCGACAGACTGACATGTGCTGCAAATTTACTTCTTGAAATTTCAAGAAAACTATTTCTCAAAGCTGGAGAGGAGTTGAAACGTCGCAACCTTTTTTTACCTCGAGATTTGGGGCAATTCCGTAAAAATTCTCCAGATGGTACATTTCCCAGAACTCGTAGGTATAGTTATTATAACGGTCATATTGGGTCGAAAGATTGGAGTGGCGAGATAGATACTTACACCGAAAAAATTATCAAATTACTCAACTTAGAAAAAGATTTTAAATGAAAAGAAAATACAGAATCAAGACTACTCAGCGAGAGGATGTAGACACTTGGCTGAATACCCAGTACATGGATGTAGTTCCCAAATATAACGTCTACGCAGTGCAAATGCGCAAGTGGTATAGGTGGATAACCATCAAGGATTTTGATGACCACGATGATTGGACGGCTCACTCACGCGCGTTAAACTTGATTGACGAATTAAACAAGGAAACATTATGATTGGAATAATAGTAATTTATTTTGTCGTTTGTATTGCTACTATATCTATGGGCTATCACTTGCATAGATGTATTAAAGATAAACGTATTGCAGCAGATAATTTGGAAAAAGCTGTTCGCGATGCCTATGAAGATGGCTACAAAATAGGATTCACTGCTGGAACACAGCAAGGCTTCGCTGCTGGAGCACAGCAAGGCTACAACGATGGAAAGCGCGAAGCCGAAATAGTTGCTCACAACAAAAAAATTCTGCGAAAAGCAGGTATTATAAAATAACAATCAAATAGGTGGTGTACTTATTAAGCGCACCACCTACTGAACTCCTTATTCTGAATTTTTCAGAACACGGCAAAAGTACAACAAACAAATGAAAAAGCAAAATAAAATCGAAGTGGATGTGATGATAAGGGATATGTTCTACGGAACATTCTTGTATGAGCACAACCCTTTATTCAAATTCGACATTCAAGGTGTTGTTCTTGCAGCAGAGCAACGCTACCCGACACTCAAATACAAGGATTACCACCTCGAAATTGGGCACGGAAAATACCAACTTTCAATTCAAAAAATTAAGTAGTTATGGAAACAATAGAGATTAAATCAATGACGAGCATTGAAGATGCTGTCAAATTAGTATTACACACCGCCAAACTATCAGGAAGTCGTGTTGTCGCAGAGTTTAACGGTTTCATTCTCGACTCAAAGAATAGCAATGACAAGAACCTTGATTTATACTGGGCTTACATGGGACGAGCTGACCGTAACGTAAACTGGGAACAACGCCGCTACGAGATAGCAAAAGAAATGCTACCATTTTGCATGAAAAGAGCTGGAACAAAATTTCCATCATTAACTGTGTATAATATTGTTAGGGGTTCTGCTAGATGTGCTGTTAGGATTGCAGATGCCCTTATCAAAGAACTAAAAGGGGAGGTAGTGCGGAATGATTAAAGCAGAAGACCTTAGAATTGGTGACCTTGTACGATATGGGCAACAAGTCTATACGATACAAGCAGTAAATGCTAATGGCATAGTCCATTTTGCAGAATTAGACCTACCAGTTGAATGCTCCCTCTTAGAACCAATCCAAATCACAACAGAAATTCTTGAAAAGAATGGATGGAAGTTTAAGAAAATTTGTTTTGAAGATTATTATTACAAAGTATTAAGTTGTATTTTAGACCTATTTGTTGAGTCGAACGAACGCGGTGTTCTTTCCGTAGGCTACTTCATAACAATCTATGATACATACTTTAAATCAAGCCACGTTCATATGGAATACTGCACTAACAACATAAACTACATCCACGAACTGCAACACGTTCTATGGGCATTTGGAGTGGATGCAAACTTTAAGATATAATTCAAAAAAACAAACAACAATGGAAGCAATACAACCTAAGACCGAAATACGATTTAAGAGAGTTCCCTTCGACCTTGAATTGGCGAAGAAGATAACAAATCACGAAATCAAAGGACAGATTGTAACTGAGGCTGGATTTAATGCAAGAATTATTTGCTTTGACAGAAAATGCTATTCTGTAGTTCAACTTTTAGCTCTAATTAAAGAATATGATTATGACTATGTAGTTGCTTATAAACTTGACGGAAAAGCATTGGGCGATAATGTATATGGCAAAAATCTCCACATCGAAGTGCCAACTTACTACAAAGACTACTCCAATTTTGAGCCGTGCAAGTTGAATCCATGTGTGGCACGAAATTATCAAGCAGACAAGTGGGAGATCCGGGTGTGTGCTGGTCGAGACGAAGTTGACAATGTGATTTTTTACAACCAAGATGGAGGCACGGAACATGTGGAAAACGTTCTTCCGCTAGACGATGTTACCGAACGACTGATTGGCACGAAAAAGAGTTACGAAGAATTGATAGAAGAACTTGATGCAGCATCAACTAAGAACGAATAGCAATGAACAAGTTTGAATATAAAGCAATTCTCATTCTCAATAACGAAGACCCTATGCCTAGACTAAATGCAGAGGGAAAGTATGGATGGGAGTTTATTCACCTTGAGAGTGATTACAACAGTAAAATATGGTTGAAGCGAAAGGTGGAGAAAGATGATGAACTCATCCAAAAATTGGACGAGATGGTGAAAGAAAAAGTAAAACTAGAGCAGCGTTTGAATCAGCTCATAGACGAGAACAACCGCTTAGTAAGGCAGTTGCAAGGCAATGCCTCATCTTAAAAGGCTTTCAGTTGAAGTGTAACAAATATAAAAACATCAATAACAATGGAAAATAAACAATTCGACTTTCACGAAATCGAAACCTTTGCAGATGCTTGCATGCGGTTGGGAATTAGTGCAGAATCTCTGCATGTAGATTCGTTAGGCGATAAAGAAGCATTCTTGCAAGCAAATGCGCTCTATAAGTTGCTAATCATTCAAAAGGCTATAAACAATGGCGTTTGGCATAATGAGAAAGGCTGCTGTTATTTTCCTTATTGGATACTATACTCCAAGAAAGGAATAAAGCGCATGAGTGAAAATGAGAAGCAGATACGTGGTTTAAAGGAACTTACCTTATGTACAAATGCTGGTCAAATATATTCGGGTGTCAGCTGTGCGGTTGCCTATAGTAATTCTATGGTTACGGCTTATGGCTTTCCATTATGCTTTAATAGCGAGGATGCAGCACGCTATGCAGCTAAGCAGTTTGAGAGCATATTCTTCGATTACTACGGAATTAAAGTCAAAGAATAGCAATGAAGAAGCCAAAATGTAAATCATGCGAATACTACGTTTACAAAGAGCTTCCACATGAGCGTAAGGGGTATTTCTGCCGAGATGGATTTACCCCATACGCTAAAAAGTGGGGGTCGTGTATTGATGATTGCAAACACAATGACGAAATAAAAAATAGAACATGAGTAAACTAATCCCATGCCACGGCAATAACTGCAACAAGCGTGAAGCATGCCTTCGGTACGCTCTCTCGCACACGGCAAAACGCAGAGAAACATTCATTAGTGAGCACAAATGCCTTGTTGATGGTAAGGAGTGCCCGAAGTTTATAACCCAAAAAACAATCTGATATGAAGATGAAGCTAAGGCAAGCACGGAAAATTACCAAGCGTTTCTATGAATTTTTACATAAAGACGAACAAAATCTTAAAGAATATAATACTCTGTCTCATAAATATGATAGAGCAGTAAAAGTTGTAAATCATTTCTCTCCTTATGGTAGGGAAGCAAATCGATATTGTCAAGGATTTTCAGCAATATTGCGTCGCTATAAAAAGGCATGCAAAACGAAAAACAATTTGATATGAAGCTAAGACAAGCGCGGAAAATTATGAAGCGCATATTCAAACTAAAAATCCGTTCAATGTATGTTAATGGCAAACCGCTGCCAAAAAGTTATCGCAGCATAATGAGTCGTGAATATAAAGCACTTGCAACTATCAACCATTACACTTGGCTCGGAAGAATAACTAATTGGGTAAATAACCAATACAGGGCAAGGATGTACAAGGAAGCGAAAAACAAAAACAAGTTCTTAACTCAATAATCCAGTATGAGCAAAGAACCACCAACACCATGTTCTCGGTGCAGAAAATTTTGGGAATTTAAATGTGAAGTATCATACTCGTGCGGTGCAAGATATGAATGTTGTCACTACGTAGATTTGAGTGACCGAAACAAAAAACTCATTCTGCCTGCAAAAGGGTATTAGTTAGAAAAGACCGATAGACTTAACTGCCTATCGGTTTTTTTTGATCCAACTTTAACAACATTCTATAAGTAGAAAAAAGTAGATGAGGTCGGAAATAAAATAATAAGCACGATATAAGGCTGTACATTCGCGTAGAATATATTTAACAAGATAAATTATGATAGGAGGTATTATTGCTGCTGCTTCAACAATAGGTAGTAGCATTTATAGCGGAATAAAATCTGCTAAAGCGAATAGACAACGGAAACAAGAACTTCTTAGAGAAAAAGCCGAAAACAATGCCTGGTACAATCGTAGATACAATGAGGATGCTACACAACGTGCTGATGCTCAAAGACTGCTTAGATTGACACAAGAGGCTATACGTAATCGCAACAAGCAGGTTGCAGGTACACAAGCCGTAGTAGGTGGTACTGAAGAAAGCGTAGCAGCCGAGAAAGAAGCGAATGCAAAAGCTATGAGTGATACAGCGAGTGCTATAGCTGCACAAGGTGAGGCTCGCAAGGACAATATAGAGGAAAGCTACCGCAACCAGAACAGAATGCTCAACAATGAGTTAGGCAATATGGAGGCTCAGCGAGCAGAGAATATAGCTAATGCAGGTGCGCAAGCGATTCAAGCGATGGGTAGTATAGCGAATGCAATAGACTCAACTGACGGTAAGTCAAAGAGTGCTGATACGGCTAAGCCTGCAACTGCTACGAGTACTCCTACAACAGCTACGAGTGCTCCTGCAGCTGAACCACCTGCGACTCCTACAGCTAAAACACCTACGACTCCTGCAGCTGAACCACCTCAGAATTTGCCGAATCCGAATGATCTAAAAATTGCGCGTGAAAATAGAGGATACTTTTAATTCTTAAAAGAAGAGATATGACACCATATAGCTATAGACCAAATGAAGATTTTGAGAATGTAGGAACAACATCTCCTAAATCGGATTCAAATACTACTACAGAGCAAAATCCCAAGACGTCAACTCCTGCAGTGACAACTCCTACAAAGGATAATACTCCTGCAGCGACAACACAAACTGCTCAAGTGCCAATGAGCAAGAATGCAGAACCTTATAATGGATTAGCAGATGATTTTGTAAAGGGTAATGCGTATAACGAACATTCCGAATTTGTAAAAATTCCAACCACGACACCCCCCTCAACCACTACTGAGGCAGCTCCTACCACTACTAAGAAAGTGGATGAATTGACGCAAGAGGATAATGACAGACGCAAGTATTACAAAGAGGTGATGGACTTGCTCACAAAGCAAAGAGATTCGCTTAAACCGAATGCAGAGGATGATGAGCGTAATCGCAAGCGAGAACGCACAAGAGCATTTATATCAGCCATAGGTGATGGTATATCAGCACTTGCGCGTATTGGTGCAGCCAAGGGTTATGCGCCTGTGCCTAGGCAACGTCCCGAATCGCTTACAGACAAATGGAAGGAACGCTATGACGAGAACCAAAAGCGCAGAAAGGAACGTGAAACAGAGTACTTGAATTACACTGCTAAGATTGCTGAACTCGCAGACAAGAACGCTGAATGGCGTAGGAAGGTTGACATTGACAAGGCAGACCAAGCGCGTAAGGATGCAGAATTGGAACGTAAGCAGGCTCTTGCACAAGCAACTGCAGGTAAGATTGCAGCAGAGAGAGACAAGACAGATTCGATGGCTGCATATTACAAGGCTAAGGAACAAGCTATCATTGATGGCAAACCTCTTGAAACAGCCGAGAAAGAAGCCAGAATTGCGCTAATAAAAGCGCAACAAAAGGCAACTGAGCAGAAGGGTAATGCTGCTATTATTAATGCGAACAAGCGAGGACAAGGAAAAGGAAGAGGAAAGAGCGGAAGCAGTGACTACACAGAGAAAACAATAACAGAAGATAAAACTATTCTTGTAGATAATGGATTTGGCAAAAAAGAACCTAAACAAGTTCATAATGTGAGAAAAGAAATCATAACAAAAGGCAAAGGTAGTGGAAAAGGCAAAGGCTGGGCAGCAGGTGCAAATGGTTTAAAACCAAGAAATTCAAAATAAATAGTTAAGTATTATGGCATTAGATAATGGTAAATTAAGACAAATATATACGACCTTACAGAAGGGTGGGTATAATAACGATTATAATACATTTGTAAGTGTGTTCTCGGGTAATAATAACTACCCGAATCGTAAGTATATATATGACTTGCTCACTGCTCATGGAGAGAAGGTAGGTTCGTCTTATGAGGAATTCATGTCCTTCATGCAGCAACCTAAACAGCAACCCAAGAAGCAACAGCAACCCAAGCAGCAACAGCAAGCCCGACCTGCAGCGAGACAAAATCCTGGGCATACCGCGCAAAGCATGCCGTGGGGAGAAGGACTTGGCGCACTCTCAAAGGAGGAAGGCAATAAAAAGGTTGTGGAGAATGCTGTAGACAAATGGAATTTTAGCCGTATGGTATCTCAAGCTAAACCCAAACCTCAGCCCAAACCTCAGCCTCAGCGTAGCTATGTAAGTCAGTTAACCCCTACGATGAATACCATATATGACATTCTGAAGGATGCAGGAGAAAAAGTAGGTTCTGTGCAGCAGTTCCAGAGCTACTTTGAGCGAGGATATGGACATCGTAAGGCAATTTACGACAAGTTGGTAAAGTTGGGTGCTTTTGACGGATCATATAACGAATTCGCTGAGGTAGTAGGTCTCAAGCCTAAGAACGCATTGACGAATAAGATGTCGTTCAAACGTAACGCGAATAACTATCAGATAAACAAGGAAGTGCGTGAGGAAGCTACTTTGAATGCTGTTAAAGATAATGATTATATCTCAGCAGGTAATGCCATGCTTGATTCAACTCCTACACAAGCAGATGAGATAGATTCAGATGAACTGCAGAATTCGGTATACAATACGCTTAACGATGCGTTATTGTCTGAACAAAGAACTGACTTGCGACAAAAGGGTGTTGGCTTTACCAATAGCAATATTGATAATGGTAGAGCGCAACTTAAGCAAGATGGATTTGATCCAGTGATAAACTCACAAATTAAGTACATGGGTAAGGTGTATGATAGACTTAATAATAAATACTTACCAGTGTACCAAACAACGGATGGCAAGCAATATCATGAGGCTCTGACAGCAGACAAGGCACAACGATATATTGACGTTACATCGATGCCGTATCGTGAGATAGAGCTACGCAGACGAAAACAAGAACTTGAGGACGCAATAAATAAACGTGGTTCGGAGATAGACAGAGCAACACCAACAGGATATGCCCTTGGTGGTGTAGCTGCGATGGGTTTAGGTTCTGCTGCTACTCCAAACAATGCAGGTTTTTCAAGACTGCAAGATACTGACTATCTTACGCTACAAGCAAATTTGAAAGAAGTTGATGAAGCACTTGGTGAGATTGAAGAGGCTAAGAGAGGTTTGGCAAGTGACAAGTGGATTGCTAATAGTAATGGGGATTTTGAGCGATTCGGTAAACGTCTTTTTGGTTACTTTGGTGGTAGCTATAGAGGATTTATGCACTCAATAGGTAAGGTGTCAACATGGGACTTTGGTTTAAGCGACATTGAAGCTGCAATGGGTGTAGCTCGTGCAGTAAGAAAGGCAGACAAGGTTGGCTTCGAGAACTTATCTAAGGAGCAACAGAAGCTATTGAATGATGCAGCACAACACATGATGATTAGCCAAGAGTATGCTCATTTGATAGGTAGAGGATATAAGGCAGGACAAGTAACTGCAGAGAGTTTGCCATTCATGCTTGAAATGATTGTTAACCCTGCGTCAAGTATGGGTAAGGCTGCTCAGCAGAAGGTAGTTCGAAGTTTGATAAAGAAATTTGGTAAGGATGCAATTCGCAAGTCGGCACAGAAATATTTGCTGAAGAAATATGGCGCTCGTGTTGTAGGAGATGCACTTGGTGCGTCTGTTATGGCAAGTACAACTGGTTCTGGTCGTGTTTATGCTGACACAAGAAGACGTATGACTGGTGACCTTAACTACAACGTCAACGAAAGTGGTGAAGCCTACTACGATGGACATGAGAAAGGCGAATCATTCGTTAAGGCATTCGCAAAGGCTTTTGGTGCGCAAGCTATAGAGAATCATTCCGAAATGCTTGGTGAGTACATCAAACCATTGCTCGGTGTGGTAGGTAAGACAGCATATAAGGGATTAACTAAGGCTACTGCAAAGAATCTGTATACACGCTTTGGCGTTAATAAGGTGAGAGGCATGATTAATGATGTAATGTCAACTCCCTTCGCCCAATTCGTATCAGACTTGGAATCACGTGCCAAATGGAATGGCATGTTAGGCGAGTATGCTGAAGAAGTAATTGGTAATGTTGAGAACGCATTATTAGTTGGCGATAACACACTTGATGCAGACGAAAATACTGGTGTGTTCGATTTAGATCAAAATATTGATACATTCCTTGGTGTATCCCTGATGGGTGGTTTCGTTTCGAGCGTAAAGACTGGTTATTACCTTTTGCGAGGTAAGAAACGCCTTACACTAAATGAAATGAATAAAGCAGGTAGAGCTATAGATAGCGCATTTAGTGGTAATATTCAGTTGATGAATACATGGGGTGGTTGGCGCAATACCATATTGTTGGGAACGGATGAAGAGAAGAAGTCAGTGTTGAGAGAGATTCTTGACAACAAATCAATCCCCATGAATGTACGTATGCGCATACTTGACTATGCAAAGTCAGCGCAAGAATATCAAGGTATAGTCAAGGCGCAAGAGATAAGACGCTATAGCTCAGATGAAGCAAGCGTTTTGAGTGAGCGTATTGATATTTCAGCAGACGAAGGCTATGAGGCTACAAATGAGCAGAAGAATGCAATCAGAAGAGCCTATAGACGCGCGAAAAAGAAGTTCGATTCAGTGTTTGGAGAGCAAGCGAAAGAACTACTTGCATTGGATGAGAATGAATTATTCATGCTTACCGATGAGATGACTACTAAAAAGGCTAATGCTATATACGACTATTTAGATTCTAAGTCAAGATACGAAGGTATGCTATATGCCGTTCAAGACAAGGTGAATGATGCCGTAGATGATAGCAATAAGTCTATAGATGAGCGCACACATACAGATGGTACACTTATTAAGGCAACGATGAATGTTGATGATAGACAAGTTTATATCGTCAATGGCAACATAGTTCTTAGAGATGACGGAAGTATTGACATGAACAATAGTGACAAGTCTATTGTTATTGTTGATGCTGAGACCAACAAACGTGAAATGGTTGCACCATCTGCCTTTAAATCAGTTGATACACCCGTGTCGGCAGAAGAAGTGAAGGCTAAAGCTGCGCAAGAGGTAACAGAACAAATCACTCGAGAAGAGTCAGACATCATTGATGGCAAACTTGATTTTAATGTAGGTGATACATACGATGTTGTAGACCAAAATGAAAACCAATTTTCTGTGCAAATTATTGAGGATAAAGGAGATAATGTAGTTGTGCAGATAAATGGTCAGCAGACAGAAATGGCTAAGGCAGATGTTCAAAAGATGTATGATGATTATGTGCAGCTGCAGGACGAAGCCGAAGACAATAAAGATGGCAATGCCGAGGCACAAGAAGAGTCGCAAACAGCCAATGAGTTGAAGGAAGGTTCTCGCGTAAGTATCAATGGCGTGGAGTATACTATAGCTGAAATAAGTGATAACAATGTAACACTTGTTGATAGCAATGGCAAGCGTATACCCTGGAGTAAGTCTGCTCTTGATGCTAAACTAAAGAGTGGTGATGCAGAGGTGCTTAAACCAATGGCTGATGTTAAGGTCGGTGATGTGTACATGGATAACGATGGTGATTCGTTTACGATTACGAGAATTGAAGATAATAACGTATATGTAGCAGACTCAAAAGGCGTAGAGTATGAGGAACCTTATGAGATAAGCGTATTTACTGACATGATAAATGCAGGTATGCTTACTCGCAAGGAGAATGAGCATGCAAGCGAGGCTGAAGATAACGCAAGTAGCGAGGACGAAGATAACGCAAGTAGCGAGGGTATGTCTCCTGCAAGTGATGAAGGACAGAATAATGAATCTGATACTCCTATTTCACCTACAGAAGATGCAACCCCTGCTACCTCAGAACCACAGAACGAATCGATGCCAATGAAGACTGTTGGCAAGGGTAAGAACGCACGTCAGCAAGAAGATTGGTTGTCTACTACCCCCAAACGAGGATATGACTACTTGTTTAACGAGGTAGGCTTAAAACGTGAAGAGGCTAAAGGTGTGCTTGATGCGTATCTTGCAGAGGCACAAAAGAAACTTGATGCAGAACGCAAAAAGGAAGTTAAGTTCATTGCTAACGTACAAGCGTATAAAGAAAAGAAAATCGCACGCGAGAAACGCATCACAGAGTTACAAGCAGAGGTAGATTACTGGAAGTCAGTCAAGGATGAATACATGAAGGTCTTGCTTGAAGAAAAGCGTGAGCGTGATGCTAAAGATGCAGCTGACCATGATCAAGCAGTAGAAGATGAACTTAAGCGTAAGGAAGATGAAGCGCGTAAGAAGGCTGAGGCTGAAGCCAGAGGTAGTAATGCGGTGTCTGCTGAGATTCGAGACAAATGGAATGAAGCCAACAAAATAGTAGGTGCAGAGGATGAGGTGACATTGCCCAATGGCGAAACAATAACTGGACATTATATACTTGTTGAGAGTGGGGCTGCAACTCCTTCACATCAATCCACAAATGGTTTTGAAGAAACAGAGGGATTCCCCGTAGATCAAGATGGCAAGAATGTAAATGACCGCGACTACAAGAGAGACAAAGAAGCACAACAAATAACACTACGCATGGGTGAGAATTATGACCAACGTGCAATTCAATCTCCTATTGTAGTCAGTCAAGATGGTGTAGTTCTGTCAGGTAATGGTCGCACAATGGCAGGTGAAATTGCTGCGCAAAATGGCACAGATATCAAATATAATGATTACCTTCGCAAGTACGGAAATAAATATGGCTTTACGCAAGAGCAGATTGCAGCCTATCAGCATCCGCGTGTGGTATTCGTTCCTGATGTAGCAATGCCTTATAACTCTGAAACATTTGCCAAGTTCAATCAACGTGAGCAGAAGAGTCAGAATCGTACCGAGACAGCCGTTAAAATGGGTAAGTTGGTGAGTGATGATTTGTTTGGTCGTGTGATGAGCAAGGTTAATGAGTTCAGCACCCTTGGTGAATTCTATGCTAATGACAAAGCAACAACAGAGGTCATTAAGGAATTGGCAGCAGCAGGTGTTATCCCACAGACAGAAATGGCAGGTCTATTTGATGGTGGTAAACTCAGCGAAGTAGGTCAAGGTATAGTTGAGGGAGTGATGATAGGCAAGGCATTCCAAGCCAATCCCGATGCAGTACGTCAGATTACTGAGATAAAGAGCATGCGCCAGGCAGTTATGACAGCCCTACAAGATGTGGCTATAAATAATCGTTTGGGCAATGGTTATGACCTTTCAAATGAGTTGGCAGCAGCGATTGATTTGGTTTACAAGGCTCGCAAGGCAGGTTTCCAATTAGGTCAACACGTAAGCCAATATGCGCACCAAGGCAACCTTTTCCAATTAGATGATGGTGCTACTGTTGCAGATTTCAATAATGCAGCAGTGATGATGTTGGCAGATGTGCTTAATGACAAGCGTGTTACCATCTTAAAGCAAGTTATATCATCTTATAATGCGCAAGCCGAGAATTCATCGCAAGGCATAGGAGATTTGCTTAGTGGCGGTGCGATTCGAAGCAAGGAAGAAATTATTAACGAGATAAATCAATTATATAACAATGGACAAGAATACAATAGAACAGCCGAGACCGCTTCAGACAGACAAGGCAGAGGAAGCCAAGGCAGCGAACAAGGCACTGTTGATAGCGAGAGCAATTCAGCAGGCAAGACAAGAGAATTAGCGAATGAGTTTGATGCCCTTGCGACAGAGCTAAATACTGCCGAGGGTGAGGAACGAATGCGTGTGCTTGGTGAGATGCGTGACTGTATTGCGCATTTTGCGGAGGAGAATGGTTATCCTGTGCCAGAGTTCCTGCTGACACGTGAGGACTTTTTGGCAGCGGTGCCTGAGAAGGATAGGGCAAAAGTAGAGCAATGGCTTGATGATGGTTGGCATTGTCCTGCTTATTATGAAAAAGGAAAAGTCTATTATTTTGTAGAGGGTTGTGATAACTTTGATAAAGACGTTTCTGAAACACTTTCTCATGAATACACACATGCGGATAATGCAGAATATCCCGAGAATGTTAACGCGCTGACATATGCGGTAGAAGATACTCATGAAGTTTCACAAGATGAGTTGATTGATATTCTTGAAACATTGTCGAATTCGTCTCACTACGAAGAAAAAGCAGAACGCTTAGAGTCCGAGGGTAAGAATTCTAATCCTATGCTTGCAGATGAGGTTATAGCTCATGTTGTATCCCTCATGGTGGTGAATGGTGAACAAACACTTGATAGCATAACTAAGAACCCCACGCTGCAATTTATTATTAAACGTGCATATAAAGTAAGAGAAAATGAACGACGACACAATATTTTGGCCAGTGAGACTTCCGAGCGGAGCAGTAATACGAGTAAGAGTTCCGAAACAAATAGCAGAAATAGCCAATCAGTTGCAGAAGGAGAATCTAAACTTGGACGATACGGACGCTCTACACGAAGCGAAAGTAATTCTGGACGCACAGAAGGGTCAGCAGACAGAGGACAATCAGGAATAGCAGATAGCAAACAATCTGTGGAAAAAGGAGGTGTGACCGAGGAAGGTACTCCACTTTCTTCCAAGATTGAAGCAGCCTCAGCCAAGGTGAACACAGAACCCACCGAGGCACAGAAGGAGGCAGGCAACTACAAGAAGGGACATGTGCAGGTAGGCACGTTCGACATCACCATTGAGCAACCGCAAGGCAGTGTGCGTAAGGGTATGGACGCTGACGGCAAGCATTGGGAAAGCAAGATGAACAACACTTACGGCTACATTCGTGGTGCAGTGGGTGTTGATGGTGACCATATAGACGTGTTCCTTTCAAATGACATTGATGGTTGGAACGGACGCAAGGTTTTTGTTGTAGACCAGTACAACCCAGACGGCAGCTTTGACGAGCATAAGGTTATGCTTGGCTTCAACGATGCTGACGAAGCGAAGAGCGACTATCTTGCCAACTATGAGAATGGTTGGGAAGATGGGCGCAGAATTGACGTGTCTGCTGTTAACCTTGAAGATTTTGAAAAGTGGATAGCCTCGAGCAAACGTAAAACAAAGCCGTTTGGCGAGTACTCGTTGGTGAAGAAAACGGATAATCAAGGTAATCCGTTGAACGCTGATGGAACTTTGAAGTTGGAGAAGGTGAAGTCTGTTGATGATTTGACTGACGAAGATTTTTCTAAGCCTACTCGTAGCGTGGAGTTGCCTCATGTACCAGAGAATGTAGACAATGCTCTTGGTGCGGATGGTAAGCCTGTCATAATCAAGAAGAATATTTTTGAGAAGAACTGGGAGGCACATAAATTCCCATTTGCCGAAAGTCGCTCAATATTGAAGTCTGCATTGTATAATACAGACCTTATCGGACAGACGCAGCCGACTAAGCGTCCTCTTCACTGGGTTGCAATAAAGTTGGACGAGAAGAGTCCGATTGTTGTACTTGAAGTGAATGAGAATAAAGACAATGTTGAAATAGTTGGTTGGTATACACTTGACGGAAGAAACCTTGAAAGAATAAAAAGACAAGCCGAGAAGAACGGCGGCGAACTCGTTATGTTATCCCCGAAGGATAAGGTGGAAAGCCTTTCCACTCCTCAAAGCGACTTGTCTTCTGATGGCAAAGGTAAAGAAAAGGTTTCATCTAAACAAGGGAGTGTTGGGAGAAAAAATGTTTATGGTAAGAATAAAGTAGCAGACTGGCGTACTTCTGTTCCTTCAGCTATGAGGCTGTATGAGACATCTCCTCATGATGCTCATGTAGCCATGTGTGACATCATTGATGGTATGGACAGCAATGCCCTTTATGGCTTGATGCGCATGGTCTTACGTACTATTACCAGCCTTGACAATGAAAACATTCGTGATGGTTGGAAGGTTGATGCTACACATGACCTATTTGATATATTGAAGGATCGTGGCTTTGTTGTGACGAAAGGTAGCAAGGGGGTGGCGATTGGTGATGTCGTGATAGACAAGCGCGGAATTATATATGTAGTAGAAGGTGTCGGTAAAAGTCGACTGGATTGTGGACTATATGAAGTAAACGATAAGACTATTATAGACCATATGACTATCAGCAGGGCATCTGTGAAATACTATTATCGTGATGTCAATGGTAAGAAAGATTCTGTGCGTTCGCAGAAGGCGGATGTAGTCGATGCTGAGTTGATGGCTGAGGAGAAGCCTTTCAACGCGGTCATTGAGATGCTCCGCAAGAAATTCCCTGATGCCAGCATGGAAGCACTCACGGCTGCTGACAGGCTTTTGCGTGAACAGGCATTGCCCGGTGAGCGACAGAAGGCCATTGAGGCCGTAGCGAAGGCTCTTGGCCTCAAGGTCGAATGGCGCGACACGATGGAAAAGGAAAATGGTACGTTCAATCCGAAGACTCGCACCATCACCATTGCACGCGACTCCGAGCATGCCCTTGCCAACACGTTCGGGCATGAGGTGACGCATGCTGTGCGCAATCTCTCTGAAGCAGACTACAAGAACCTGAAGGATGCCGTAAGAAGACTGTATTCCTCCGAGAAGGAATACAATGAGGCTGTGCAGGCTTATGGCGAAGTGTACACCGGCTTGGACTTTGATGCTCTGGAAGAGGAACTTATTGCCGACAACATTGGTTTCATGATTGGCGGCAGGAACGACATGACGCAGGAACTTGCCTCACGCATGAACCATCGCGTTCTGTGGGCTATCCATGACGCAATGAATAAGGTGAGGAATGCCCTTGCGAAGGTTCTGCACATTGACTCCAAGAAGAACGGACTCTTGGAGGCTATTGATAGTGCCAAGGCTACTATCCGCGAAACGATGGCGAACGCCCAGCGTATTGCGAAGGAGAAGGGACAAGGACTTTCAAACGAATCGGGTTCCGCAAGGCAGTCTCTTCGCACGCAGGACACCCCGTTGCTTGACGTTGATGGCAAGCCTATAGTGGTGAAGACAGACGATGGCAAGGTGGAGTTGAACCTGCGTACTTGGCAAGATGAGAAGCAGCAGGTGCGTGATGCGCTGTTAGATGGCGGGCTTGAGCCAGAAGCTGTAGATGCGATGATGGCTCAGGCGGAAACTATAGCCAGTGGCATGAGTGGACTTCTCGACAAATACCCTCTGTTTGGTGCATGGCAAAAGGTGGCAGCTACGAACCGCCCTATATTGAGAAACAATAATGGAGGTTATTTGAGTTTTGACTATTCGTTCAACTGTGTCAAGAAAGATGCCTTGAATGCTGTGATGGAGGCACTTGTGGCAGATGGCAAGGGTAGCCATTTAGGTGTGACTCAGGTTGAGGCTTTGAAGAAGGTGCTTCAGAAGCATGGTTTTTTGACACCTTGTGTGATGTGTTATGTTGAAGCCAAGCGCAAGGTGTACAAGCAGAGCAAGGAGATGGCAGCCAAGTGGAATGCCGTGGCCGAGACAGTAGGCTTGAATGGGGAAGAGATGGGTGCCGAACGCGAGCTTGGCGCGGAGCAGAGGCATGCTCTGGAGCAACTTGCCAACGGTGAAAATCTTGGTTCGGTGAAGGGCTTTGCAGCGCAGGGCGGTGATGGCATTAAGAAAGACACTATCGTAAAGATAGCGAAGCTCATGCTTAACAGTGCGAAGCTGAGAGGGCGCATGAACTATGAATGGTTGATGTCGCCTAACTCGTACACTGAGATGTATAACAAGTTCGGTGATACGGGATTGATGGAGTTCATATCGCAGGGTCAGAGTCGTGGCAAGGCTTTGCTTGAAGCCTCACCGTTTAGTTTTAAGTCAATTCCAAGCGACCTCATGACGGGGATGTACAACCCTGTGGCTCTTGCGAATTTGGGTGGTGTGCGTCAGTTCAGTTATGAGGACGCGCGTGCTGTAATGTTCTTTGACTACTATACGCAGTTCCTTGTTATGCAGGGTGCTCGTGCTCCAGAACACCTTTACACGAAGCGTCCGTTTATGCCGGAGATGTTTGGACGTACAGGTGCCATGATGAACCAGAGCCTTATAGTGGACATATGGCGTGGTGAAGAATGGCACAAGAAGGCTCTTGGCTTGTCGGACAAGGATTATGATGCGTGGTTGACTGCGCATGCTGGATTTGTGCCAAGGGGTGCATTGCCCAAGGGACATACCCTGTATGAGGTGGGCAGTACGGAGCTTGTGCCGAATTGGGGTGTTGAGAGTTTTCCCGTGGACATTGCGATGAAGAATGTGCATAACAAGGATTACAAAGGCACTGTGGGCAATGTGGTGGTGGCCCCCAACCGCGAGTTTATATTATGGGCATTGGATAACCCTGACATTCATATGGTGCTGGCTTATCATGCCAGTGGTGCGAACCCGCTGATGAAGTCGCTCACAGGTTACGACCGTGCGGAGGCTATGGATGATGGTTACCATACGTATGACAAGAACGGCAAGGTGGTAAGTGAGTTGTCTGTGCCTGGAACAGGGCTTGAAATTCATGGTGGTGCCTTGCAATGGAATGTATTGTTGCGCCGTAATGGTTATGATGCGCGCAAGGCAGCTCAGGTGTATCTTGACTATTGCAAGGAACATGGCCTCACACCGATGTTCTGCTACGATGGTGTGGTGGACATGAGTGGTGAGCGTGCGACTTCGCACCCGGAGTATTACAAGTTGCTGACAGACTTCAGAGTGTATGATGAAGATGGCAACAGCATTCGGCAGCGTGCGGTAAAGGCTGTTTTGCCTGAGAACTGGCAGGTGATACTTGACAAGTACTTGCAGCAGGAGAGTTCTTTAAGTGGCAAGGTTGGTAACATTAGGCTTGATGAGGGCTTGATGAATGAAATCAATGCTGTGACGCGATTTGCTTCGATAGAAAGTGGTGAGCGTGACACATTGACAAAGTTGCTGACTTCAATCTATGGCAAGGGCAATGTTCAGGTGCTGGCTACGCGTGAGTTTGATGCGGCTCTTGATGATGTGACTGATCGTGGGCATGCCCAAATGTTGCGTGACAATGGTGGCACGGTGTATGGTTTTGCTGTCGGTGACAGGATTGTGTTGAATGAAGATTTGTTCAATGCCAACACGCCTATGCACGAGCATACGCATGTGTATATGAAAGTGCTGAAGGCGACGAACCCCCGTTTGTATAACCGTGGTATGGAGCTTTGGCGTGATACACCGTTGTGGAATCAGGCTAAGCGTGGTCTTGAAGCGTTGGGTGAGGAGCCTACTGATGATCGGATATTCAGTGAATGCATGAGTCAGTTTACTGGTGCTGAAAATGAAAAGATTATCAGTGAGGTGACTGGAATAACAGACAAGAACTGGCTTCAGAAGGCCATGTCGTGGTTGAGCGAGATGTGGAAAGGTGTGAAGTCGGCTTTCGCTCGTTGGACTCAGAAGGATCTTGATGGCTTGACCGCAGAGCAGTTTGGCCGTATGCCATTGCGTGCCGTATATGATGCGAAGGAGCGCAAGGCTTATACTGAAAGGGTTGAACAAGTGTTTGGTGATGGTGGTGCAAGGGTACATGATGTTGTGACCAAACGCGAAGCCCCGACCAAACCCTCAGCAGGTCCCCGAGAGGCCGAGCGCATGGAAATAAAACAGTCTCTCCGTGACGGCACGTTCATTCAGAGCGGTAGTTACTTCAGTGGTGGCGGATTGCTCGAGGAGGGTCTGAAGAACTATCTTGACCCGAAGGTGGCCGTAGAATTCAACAGCAAGATTTCGGGCGTGTACGCTGACAATCATGGAAGGCATATCGTCACGGCTGACGTTCGTGACGTTGACCCTGCAACGCTTGTCGGGCAGCTCGACAGCCCCGTGGAATATTTCCATGCCAGCCCGGTTTGCAAGAATTTCTCCAGAGCCAAGAGGGAGGCTGGAGAAGTTGAATTGGACAAAGAGACAGCACGCAGTACGGCTGACTTCATCAAGGCGAACCATCCCAAGGTGGTGACGATTGAGAACGTGAAAGGCTATCGTGACAGCGAGGCTCTCAAGATCATCACGGACGAACTGAGTCGTCAGGGCTACGATTGGGATATGGACGTGTATAATGCTGCTGATTTCGGTGGGTACACCTCACGTGAGCGACTCATTGTGCGTGCCGTGCGTGATTGTGAATTACCCCCGAAGCCGAAGGCCATTGCCAAAGAGGACAGAAAAAAGGGATGGATGGAAGCCGTTTCAGACCTTATCCCAACGCTTCACGAAAAGCGTAGCGGTGTTCCCGAATGGATGGATAGCCGATTGAAGGCAGAAGGCATTGATTGGCACAACATTGACAAACCGCTGTATGTGTTCGGCCAAGGCAACAACAGGAATTCTGTTCCTCATGCCTTTGCCGATGAGCTGCTTCCGACCTTGCGCACGAAGGGTGGCGATGTCATCATCATGCCTGACGGACGTGTGTTGCGAGCCGAGCCTAGGGTGCTTGCTCGCGTGACTGGCCTTTCAGACGATTATCGCATGCCTATTACGGATGACCTTGCCCACACGATTGTTGGCAATGGTATCCCTGCACAACTCTCGCAAGGCGTTATCGGCCCCTTGCTTGAGGGCGTGTTCAATGGTGGGGAAAGGGTTACTGAGGACAACCGGCAGGGTGATGACAAGAATATGAAGTTCTCACATAGAATTGATGGAGGAATCGCTAATAAGACTGTAAGTAATGTGATCATTTCTTCTGAAGATAAAGTACCACAAACTCGTGATGAAGCTTTATCCTTACTTTCAACACTGGAACAGCCATTCAAGAATAAAGATCAAGGTGTAGATATTTATGTAAGCAAAAGGGATGCAAGGCATTCCATGAGTTTCCGTAATATTGACCAAATCAAGGCTATGTCGAAAATCGACAAGATTGCTGAGGAAGCCGTTAAGATTGGAGAAGTACCAGTAGAGGATGATGAGAAGGAAACGACTAAGGCTATTTCGATATACTATTGCCCAGTTAATGTTGCAGGGAAACAATATTCTGCAAGGCTTACGGTCAAAACGTATTTTGAAGGATCAAATGTGATTGATGAAATGCATTTGTACAACTATCAATTACGAAATATGGCCCCGTTTGCCCAAAGCGTCTCACAACAAGTGCTACCCACTCATCCAAACGGAACCATATCTGAGTACAAAGTTAGTGATTTGATTCATGATACACAACAAAATGACTTGAAAATGGTGGGATTGGAGAATGATTCAGAAAAGCAGTCTCGCAGAGGAACGCCCAATCTCTACCCAGACCATATTGCACAAGCTATCTATGAGCAGTCTGTGAATGGTTTCAAGTTTGACTTGGATGAAGCATGGCATGACTCCTTGCTCAGTGTGAAACGTCTTCAGGAGGCCATATCCGAGACTCGCGGTGTGCCTATTAGAGACTTTGAGAACGCCTATTGGCATGCCGTGACTCTCAGCAGTGTGAATGCGGCTGAGATGGAGCAGTTGATGAATCTTCGTATCCAGCCGTTTATCGAGGCGGTTCAGGATATATGCAAGAAGCATGACCTGACTCAGGAAGACATTGAGGTGTATCTCAACTGCAAGCATGGCTTGGAACGTAACGAAGCGATGGCTCGCAGGGATGCGGAGAAACAAGCCAATGAAGAATTCAAGGACGAGTTGCGAAAGGCAGAGCGAGCCGCAGCCAAAGATCCGCTTGACCAAGATGCGGCTGACGCACTTGACGATGTGAAACAACGCATGAATGACCGCGAGGAAGAACTCTATCTAAAGAACCGCGAGAAGGATTACTCAGGCCTTACGGATATTTTCGACCCGAAGGATAAGGTCACTGGAGACAGACTGGATCTCACCGTTTCGGAATTGGAAGATAAGGCAAAGAAGTGTGTTGATGATTTCGAGAACAAAGTGGGCGTAGCGGACGTGACCAAGCTGTGGGACAACATTCATGAACTCAACAACTACTCACTTCGCAAGTCCTATCTCAGTGGGCTTATCAGCAAGAGCCAGTATGACAGCGTGAAACAGATGTACCAGTGGTATGTGCCTCTTCGAGGCTTCAACGAAGAGGTTGCTGGCGATGTGTACACGTATGTGACAAGAGGCGAAACGAGGACTCAGCAGCTTCTGAAGGAGGCCAAGGGACGTACTTCACGTGCTGGAGATATTCTTGCCACCATGATGAACATGGCCAATTCTGCCGTGAACCAGGGAAACCGAAATCTCATGAAGCAGAAGATCCTCAATCTCGCGCTTAACGCCAAGAGTCCTTTGTTGTCTGTGAGCAGTACATGGTATCAGACGGATGCCAACGGATTTGACGTACCCATTGAGCCGCCCATCAACGACCAGATGACTCCTTCAGAGCAGAAGGATTCCATTGAACAGTGGGAGGATACGATGGAGATGCAGGCCAAGCAGGGCAAGGTTCATCGCATGAGCGACAATCTCAGATTGAATCTCCGCACCCAGAAATGGCAGGCAGATGAGCATTGTATCCGCGTGCAGCGTGGCGGCAAGGAATATTGCGTATGGGTGAATGGTAATCCGCGTGCAGCTCAAGCACTCAATGACAGACTTGGGAATCAGGTCACCAAACCGTACAAGGCAACGGAGACTATTCTGGACAAGGCCGAAGACCTCTTCACGGATGGCTTCATGAAGATATTCAGATATATGGCTCAGAGCGTGACGAGCCTTAACCCCGAATTCGTCATCAGCAACTTCCAGCGAGACCTCGCTTCCGCTTCCCTCATCAGCACGGGCAAGTATGGTGTAGGTTACACGAAGGACTTCCTTGTCAACGTGAAACGACTTGGCGTGCTCACTGGAACGATGTCTCACAAGAAGGAATACCGCAACGCAGCAGGTATCTATACGCTCTACAGCAAGTATAAGTCAGGAAACCTTGACAATAACAACGAGATGGAACGTTACTTTGCTGAGTTTATGCAGCACGGTGGCGAAACAGGTTATACGCAGTCGCTCAGCATTAAGGACTATCAGTCACGTATCCAGTCTGCACTTGGAGACAAAGGCTTTGTGAAATGGTCAAAGAATGCTGGCCATGCAGTTGCTGATTTCGTTGAGATGGCCAATAGGGGTGTGGAGAACACCTGCCGATTCGCAGCATACATGACAAGCCGTCAACACGGCAAGAGTGTGCTGCAAGCCATCGTTGATGCGAAGGAAGCGAGTACGAATTTCAATCTCCATGGTGCAGGAGGGTTCGGCAACGCTTGGCTGAGGAAGAGCATTATCTTCATCAATCCTGCCGTGCAGAGTATTGTGCAGTATTGCCAACTGACGGCCAAGCACCCGAAGGCCATGCTCTCCATGCTTGGCGGCACCATCCTTCTTGGTGCAGCTATGGCATTTGCTTGCGCCAGAATGGTCGCACCGGGTGGCGGTGATCCTGACAGCAACTATTGGGATTTGTCTGATTACGTCCGTCACAACTACATTGTGATACCTAGCGGTAATGGAAATTGGACACGCATTGCACTTCCTCCAGAAATCAGAGCTGTTTATGGTCTTGGTGTCATCGCCATGGAGGCCGCAATGGGCAGGATGAATCATAGCAGCATTCCTGCTGCCATCGGTGACCAGCTTATGCAGTTCTCACCCGTTGCCTTCCTTGATCCTCGCAACTTCTTCAACAGAAGCGACAGCGATCACCCTGTCGGCAAGACCTTGTTCAGGGCATTTATACCTACGCTCCTTTCACCTCTTGCAGATGCATACGTATTTGACGAGGATTTCATGGGAAGACAGATCACGGGTAAAAATGACTTCAATGATGACAAACCCGAATTTCAGCGTGTCAGCTATGATACCCTTCCGCAGTTGGTATCCTTCTCTAGGTGGCTCAACAATATCAGTGGCGGCAACGACTACAAGAAGGGCTGGATCAATATCAATCCATCGGCAGCAGGTTATGTGGCTTCCCAATATATCGGCGGTCCATTGCAGTTTGTGACGAAGATAGGCAAGACGGTTGCCATGATTACCTACGAGGACTTGCGCGACATGCGGAATGTGCCATTCCTGAGCCGATTCATGACATCAACAGACAATGACTATGGCCGCAACCAAGTCAGCAATGCCGAATTCAAATATTGGTCGGCTATCGCGGATGATGTCAGAACTCAGATCAGAGGATTCGAGAAGGAGATTGAATCGGGTGATACCAAGAATCTTGATGACTACAAGAAGCTCGTAAGCAGTAAGGAATACGAGATGTATCAGATGATTGACTATATGGATTGGCTCAAGGATATCCGGGAACTCAACCAGAAACGCAAGGAAGAGACTACGCAGGATGCTCAGAAGCAGGTCACGCTTGAGATTTATGAGGTGCGTCGCAAAATGGCCGAATGTCTCAATAAAGCTGAAGAGATGGGTGTATATCTTGATATGAGCCAGCTCAACCTTGAATTGGCAAATGCCAAGACCACGGAAGAGAGGGCTGCCATACAAGCCAAGATAAACGAGAAACGCAAAGAAAATCTCAAGAAGATCGGAGCGATTGAATAACAACGAAGAATCCCCTGCCTCATGGTGGGGGATTTTTTGTTGCGCGAGGACGGAAATACGGCAACGCTATGGTTATCTACGCCTAACTTCGCGACATGGATAATAAGAACGAAGATACGAGCATATTGCGTAATATCGCTTATGTGATGCAGATTATACTCTTCATAATCTGCATTGCTTACACATATCGCAACTATCGCCTTCATTCGGGTACGGATGATGTATCCTTACGTGTGGATACCCTATATGTTACGCGAACGGAACAAGTGGGTTCGCCAACAGTACGCGATAGTGTTGTGCTCAGATACAAGACAATCCCTGTCGTGAACGAAGCGATGCGTCCAGACACAGCCATGACCGATACAGCCTCCGATGTTGTTGGAACAGAGGCTTCACGTGATAGCGTGAATATTCCCATCGTTCAGCACGTCTATGCAGATACGCTGCACAATGGAATATCGTATCAGGCTTGGGTGAGCGGATACGATGCGAGCCTTGACTCCATCTGTATCAATTCGCGCACACAGACCCTTACTAGGGAAATGCGCATACGCTCTCCCACTGATGAAGCTCATTCGAAGACAAGGAGATTCGGATTGGGCATTGTTGGTGGATGGGGAATAACACAACATGGTTTCTCGCCCTTTTTGGGGGTTGGCGTGACATATAGACTATATTGACAATGGAATACAATTACAAATGCGATGTGACGGCTTTGATTGCCGATATCCGTAAGGAGGTTGAGGTTCGTGCTTCAGCCCTCACAGATGCTGATGGCGGAGCCTATCTGCGAATGAGTATAACGGAGCGCACGTTGCCTCTCATTGTACAATATATCTCTGAGGCGTTTGGTAAGGCTGTGGCCATGTGCAGCAAACGATACAATGTGAGTCTTGATGCAGATAACCCCGATACCTCAATCGGTGTCACGCTGGATATCGCGAAGAATCACAATGATGATACATTGGAAGTCGCATTCAAGAATCTTCGGGATTACGCCATGTACACTGCTATCGCAAGATGGTACGCCCAGACTTCAACCGCTTCGGCAGATGTCGAGTTGTTCAACAGTAGAGCTGCCGAGAGTTATGCGGCATTCGCACGACTGCTCGCAAGGCGTACACCACCGACAAGGACAGTGCCTAAAACACTGGAAAGAGAGGCAACTAACTTTGAGTAAGGACACAAGATGAAGCACACAATAGAGATTAGGTTGTACATGAGCGAGATGGCGTATGACGTGCAACGCATTCTTTACACCATCGGTGAGGGCATATCCGTCAGCAGTGATGTACCCGAATCATCTACGCTCCTGCAAGATGACAGTGACGAACGCAAGCTAGGCATGCTTCGCTCGTTCACTTCCACATACGGCACGCTCAAGGCTGCACTGAGCGAATATCTCATTGAGGATGAACACCTCGCTGACAATGTGCTTATGGAACTGACCAAGCACCCCCAGTCTCTTACGCTGTATTTCTCTTACAAGGGTAAGCCCGTGGAAGACAAGAGTAAAATTGTTGACAATACATTGATTACGTTGCTCCGCGTGCCGTCCAACTTCAGAACGTCTGTGAAGGAACAGATCACCAAGTGCATGCACGACTGTATGGTGTCCAATGCCGTTGCGGATGCATTGTCATTGACTCCATATGCAGAGTATGCCGCAAGTTATCTTCAGCGGGTGCAGGATGACCTGCAGGGCATTGAGACGGCATTGCAGCTGCGCCAACGCCCCACACGCGTACATGCCCCATCGGCAGACGAACCACACACCAACGATATGAGATATGAGTAACGACAAAAACAAGACGGAAGCTATATACGGAAGATACGGATGGCTCATCGGACCATCAGACTTGGTTGAGTGGATGGAGGCCAATGCGCTGAGGAAAATGAATCAGGACACACGCCATGTCACACTGCTTTTCAAGCGTGATGCGCTTGTATACGATATCAGCAATGTGGCTTATGTCGAGGGCGATGTGATGAATCCTTCAGAGAAACGTGGCATGGAGGAACATGCAGGTCATCAGACGCAGGATATTGCCGAGGATGGCAACATAGACCGCGTGACGCGCATGCTTGACCTTGCCCATGCATTGTGTGTGGAGATGCTCTATCCGTATACGCAGACTCAGTGCGTTGACGGGACGGAACTGACTGATGACTTCGGGGAGACCGCTTGCTACCGCATTGAGATGGATGTTCCATCCAAGTTCAGCCATACGACCGCCATTCTTCTTGAGAAACTTATCCATGAATTCATGGTTGCACGCGTACTTAGCGACTGGCTGATGATCACCAAGCCCGATGCAGCCCAATTATGGGCGGCTAGGGCAAGCGAAGTATTGGACAAGGCCAAGAGCGTGATGCGCGCTAGGTCAGGGATTCTGACACGCCCATTGCGCCCATTCTGATTAGACTATGAGCGAAGATGATATCATAAGAATCAACGAAGAACGTAACGCTCGCCTATTCGCCCCATTCAACCCGGTAACGGGAGAGGGCAGTATAGGCGAGCGTGTTCGTATAGAGATTACTGACTTCCCGATTCGAGTGCAGTATATCCCCAAGCAGATGATGAGCAACAGCTATGTGCGTAGGCTTGTCAAGGCAGGAAGTGTCGTTGAATTCTGCAAGAGATATCTGCATGACGAGGACGGAGGCAAGATAACACGACCCGACCCTTATCAGATTGAATGCGTCATCAAGCAGATGACACGCATACGATGCCGATTTGACTTTCCATTCTGGGCGGTGGTATACGTGATGATCAAGGTGAAGGGTGGTGGTGCAGACATACACTTCTCGCTGAATTACCCACAGCGCAAACTCATATCCACATTCGAGGCGATGCGTGTTGCAGGTATGCCCATCCGACTTATCCTGCTCAAGGCACGTCAGTGGGGTGGCTCAACAGCCACACAGATATATATGTCTTGGTTGCAACTGGTTCACCAAGTCGGCCTTAACTCTCTCATTGTCGGACATGTGAAGGATGCCTCCTATGAGGTCAAGGATATGTTCGACCGTATGATCAACAGTTATCCGGCAGAGATGCTGCATGAACTCAACGAACAATATGATCCCGCAGAACGAAAGATAGAGGGTGTTGGCAACAGTGGTAATATCACCCGAATCATTGCACGCAATTGCAAGATAAAGATTGGCTCATACGAGAAGCCAGAGTCTGCCCGTGGTGGTGACTACAACTTGGTTCATTGCACGGAGGTCGGTCTGTGGGAATCAACTGACAAGAAGACTGCGGCCAAGGTCGTTCGCTCGGCATGTGGAGGTATGGCCTACAAGCCATACACGATGATTGTGTATGAGAGCACGGCCAACGGAACTGGCAACTTCTTCGAGAAGGAATACCATGATGCCAAGAAGAATGACTCCCAATACAAAGCTTTGTTTATTGCGTGGTTCGAGATTGAACTATATAGGCTTGAGGTCAAAAACAAACGTGCCTTTGCCGCAAGCCTTCTGAAGAACAAGAATAACGCCTACTCTCCCAGTGACCGAAGCGAGCCGGGAAGGTATCTGTGGTATCTGTGGGAATGCGGTGCTACACTTGAGGCCATCGCATGGTATATCGAAGAACGCAAGAAGTACTACGACCATGGGGATATGGCTTCGGAGTATCCTACTGATGACGATGAAGCATTCACCTATTCAGGCTGCAAGGTCTTCGACAAGATTCTTGTGGAGCAGCTCAGAGGTGGATGCCGTCCTCCGCGTTACGTCGGGGATGTGTATGGCAATTCGGATGGAGGCAGGAAAGCCTTGCTTGGTCTTCGATTCAAGGAAGATTCAACCGGATTGCTTTGCGTTTGGGAAAAGCCTGAGATATTCACGGACATTCGTATTACCGACAGATATCTGGTTGTGGTTGACATCGGTGGCCGACATGCCAAGGCCGACTGGTCTGTCATAGTCGTCATTGACCGACTGCCCTTGATGGATGGTGGCCATCCCGAAGTCGTTGCACAATGGTATGGCCACATTGACATGGACTTGCTTGCATGGAAGGCGATGCAGATATCGTCATGGTATGATGATGCATTGCTTGTCATCGAGTCGAATACACTCGAAACAAAAGACAAGGAACGCATTGTGGAAGGAGACCAAAGTGAATTTATCTTGAATCAAGTCAAGTCTGTCTACCCGAATCTGTATGCCCGACAACAGAGCGAAGCGGACATACGTGAAGGTGCTCCAGTCAAATATGGCTTCCACACCAATGTGTCAACCAAGCCGATGATCATCAGCCACCTTATCAAGATGGTGCGCGAGAAGGGATGGGTTGAACGAGACGAGCAATGTCTTGACGAGTTGCTTACCTATGAACTCAAGCCCAATGGTGCATATGGTGCCATCGCCGGCAAGCACGATGACTTGCTGATGACTCGCGCTATCGGATTATGGATAGCATACAATATCAATGTGATGCCATTGCCACGTCAGGTTACTCTTCATCCCAATAACGATGGACTTAAAGGTGTCGCAAGCCATGTGAAGAATGTGACGGAGGCCGTCATGTAGTGCGTCTTACACGGTTGATGATGGACTTGGCTTGCGATGCAGACAGATAGAATCGTGGTGCAGGAGAATTGACCACGATGGATACAAGCAGTTGTAGCGGTGCTTCGGGGTGGGAGATTCGCAAATCCTTGACACGAGCGAAGATCTCATCGTACATATCACGTTTCTCCCCGGTCGTGCAGATGTAACGCCCAGCCATCATTGTGCGTATGACTGTTATGGCACGCTCCTCAGACACCCAGAACCGTGAGCACGGCATGGATACAACTTCAGAGAATACCTGATTCATGATGATATGTTTAGTTGTGGCCATCACAACGCGAAACGCATGCAGCAACTCTCTCTCTCGCTCAGCTGCATAGGGAAAAATAGAACCTATGTGTTTCATGTGTAAGGGGAATATGATGTGGTTGCAAAGGTAATCAATATATACTACTCAAGAGGACGGAAATACGATTTTTATTCGGAAGCATGCTTTTATCTTTGCGTAAAATAATGTGACATATATATGGACGAAAAGGACAAGAAAACGGAAGAGGCCGAGCATAAAGCCGAACAGCTTACGCCTGAGTTGCCTCCTGCCAAGGATACGGAAGGAGGGGAAGCACCTGCCGGTGCGCCTATTCCCTCCAAGCGTGATGCCTTGCGTGACAGATTGAGGAAGAAGTATCCCGACAAGAACTTCGATGACGATGAGGTGCTCGCTGGACAGATTAGCGATGACTATGATGCCACCGATAAGGAGCTTGGCGAATATCGCGAACGTGAACGTCAGCTTGGCGATATGCTTGATGCAGACCCTCGCAGTGCTGTCGTTCTTCAGGATCTGAAGAACGGCAAGAATATAGTCACCTCACTTGTGAATAAGTTCGGTATGGACTTCCTTGAATATATGGATGATCCTGAACATCAAGAGGAACTTGCCCAAGCACAGAAGGAATATCTCGAACGTGTGGCCAACGAGAAGAAGCTCGAAGATGATTATCAGAAGAATCTTGAATCTTCGCTGAATGCCATTGACAAGGCTCAGGAAGAGAACGGTTGGGATGACGATTTTGTCAACAACGGTTTCAAGAAGGTGTTCGACATCGTCAACGATGCCATCAACGGCAAGATTTCACCCGAGTCCATCCGACTCCTTAACGATGGAGACAGTCATGACGATGACGTGGCCAAGGCTGGCGAAGAGGGAGAGGTGCGTGGTCGCAACGCCAAAATTACCAATACGCTCCGCAAGGGCAAGAAGGGAGATGGTACGCCCCATCTTGGCGGTGGTGCAGGTTCCAAGCCTCGCAAGGAAGGTGGCAGCTCCATCTTCGATATTGCGGCTGGAGCACGATAAGAATATTATTAATCCAAATAAATAAGACATAAAAGAATTATGGGAGAAGAAGTAAAAACTGTGGCAGACCCCACTATTACCCCTTCCGAGGGTTCTGCTGGCGTGAAGAGCCAGATTCAAGGTCAGGCCGTAACCGTCAGTGCAGGTGCAGAGGCCACTGGCGGCATTAACGCTGGTAACCTTTTTGATTCCGCTCTTGACAAAGACCTGTTCATGTTCAAGAGCGATGACACGCCTCTTATGCAGCTCATGCTCACGGCCAAGGCCGTTCAGGTGGACTCACCCGTAGTCCAGCACTACATGATTGACGAGCCGAAGCATACCATCACCCAGCTTACCGAGATTGCAGCCAATACCGATGCAGACACCTTCGAGTTGAGCCTCAGTGCTGCTGACAAACGTATCCCGGCTGCATATGGCACTATTCTCGTCAAGGGTGTTGATGGTTATGCCGCAGACGGCAAGACCAAGATGCCCGGTCAGGCTCTCATGCTTTTCGTGGTGAGCAACAACGACAAGCCTACGGTGATGGCTGTCAATGGCCCCAAGAAGGATGCTTCCGATGAATTCTGTTCCGTTCCCCAGATTCCTGCCGGTACGGAGATGGTTGTGCTTTCAAACGCTTGCTACGAGACCCAGAAGCACGTTGACCCCGACATGGTTGTTCCGCAGCCTCAGACGCTCTATCTTCAGAAGCGCGTGATGAATCAGATCATCTCTGATTACTTCGACCATCAGAAGAAGCGTATCCCGTTCAACAACGCCATCATCGCAGAACAGATGCTCACGAACTTCAAGACTCGCAACAACCGCACGCTGTGGGCTGGTCAGCAGGGCAAGTTCACCGTGATGGGCAAGAACGGTACGGGTCAGCAGACGGTCTTCTGCACCAAGGGTGTACGTTGGCAGTTCAAGCGCGAGTTGCAGCATGAAGGCAAGTGGACTGTCGAGAAGCTCATTGCCCTTGCCAAGATGTTCTACACGGGTGAAGACGTACCTGCAACTGGTATCATCCTCGCTGGTAAGAACTTCCTTGAGAATATCCAGTGTATCGACTACAGCAAGCACCCCGAGATCCAGATTACCACCAAGGTCAACCCCGTTGGCTGGGAGGTGACGAACTTCCACACCGTATTCGGTGACTTGCAAATCAAGCGTGAACCGACTCTTGACAGACTCGGCTGGAGCAATTCCGCAGCCGTTCTTGGCATGGGTCGTCTTGTACACTACAAGTATTCCAATGAACATGAATTCAACGAGGACGTTGAAGGTGAAGAAGCCAAGCGCAAGGGCTTGATCCTTTGGGACGGCCTTGCACTGAAGGGCGCATGCCATATCTGGATTGACGGTGAGGGTGCCAGCACTGCCAGTGATGGTGTCAGCGCAATGACCATGAAGATGTGGGATAGCGAGGAAGCACCTGCCAAGGACAAGATGGTGTACTACCTGATGAAGGACTGCCCCGGTATCGGTACCAACGCCAAAAGCGGTACGATGTGGCAGTGGAACGGTACAAGCTGGGTGCCCTACAACGGTGAGGTGATGAGCGCACGCGCATAAGGTATAACTCTAGCGGAGGCGATGTTCGGATTTCGCCTCCGCTAATATAACTCAATAAAACATACGCATAATGGCAAAGATTAAGGTGTATGGCGTGATGGGTCTCATCGAATGGAAGCCAGTCATCCACATTGGCCAAGCCACGTTCTGTCCTCTTTTCACTGGAGGCTCAGTCAGTGGATTCGGTATTACCCCAGCAACATACAAGACAGCAAACCCCGCAGAGCAGCATATCATCGAACACAGTTCGCACTTCAAGAGCGGACGAATCACTCTTCGTTACACGCTTGACGCACCGACCCAGCAGGAGGAATGTGATGAGGTGGAAGAGGTTGCCAATGACAGTGCAGCTCACCAAGACAAGGATTCAGTGGAACTGCCCCCTAACCGCACCAAGAAGACAGAAGACCCTTCCATCAGCGAAGAGAAGGAATTCGGTTCATTGAGTGACGCACGTGCATGGCTGTTTGACACTTACGGCATTGACAAAAGCAGCGTGATCACCAAGGCCGCAGTCGCGAAGGCTGCTCGCGCGAAGGGCGTTAAGGTTACGTTTACCGATTAAGCGAGACAAACATGGCGAACGCAAAGAAACTTCATTCCCTTAAGAACGTTCGAGTTGATGACTCAATGGAAGAGAACGACATTGACAGCGTGGCCTACGCCAAGGCTCGCAGACCTGCCCGTGCCTATGACATTCTTCTCGAAGCGAAGACTTACTGGGACAACATGGACTTCTACCGAAAGGAGCGCGAACGTTGTAAGAACTACAACTTCGGCAAGCAATGGGATGATATGATTGAGGTTGATGGCGTGCGCATGTCTGAAGAGAAGTACATTCACAGTATGGGCAATGTAGCCCTCAAGAACAACCTCATCAGACGCTTGGTTCGTAACGTGATTGGCGTTTACCGTTCGCAGGACAAAGAACCTACATGTATTGCGCGCGACCGGGATGAACAGAAGGAGGCAGAAACGCTCAGCACCATCCTGCAATACAATATGCAGACCAACCGCATGAGTGAGATGTATGCTCGCACCATGGAGGAATTTCTCATCGGTGCTTTCATTGTCCACAAGAAGTGGTGGGGATGGAAGGATGGCCGTCAGGACTGCTGGACGGATAACGTCAGTCCGAGAAGGTTCTTCATTGACACCAATGCCCGTGACATGAGAGGATGGGATGTGACGTGTGTGGGTGAGATTCACGATGTGACGTTTGGTGAACTCGCTTCTAATTTCGCCACAAATCCGCAGGAATATGAGCAACTTTCACAGATATACCATGCGGCTCATCAGATGAAGCCCAATGGCGTTATGTTCCGTAACACGTTCGGCATGCCCAACACCAATAGCTTTGATTTTCTCTTCAGCGAAGATGAGTCGCTGTGCAGGGTCATCGAAGTGTGGCGTAAGGAAACCAAGCCCCGTTACCGCTGTCACGACTGGAACACCGGCCAGATGTTCCGGATTGACGTGGAGGATTACGCGGAAGTCGTGGAGGCGGAGAACAAGCGTAGGCTTGAGATGGGGCAGAGCGTAGGCATGGATGAGGATGACATTCCTCTTATTGAAGCGGAGTGGTACGTTGACAACTACTGGTATTTCTATTATCTCAGCCCATTTGGCGATGTGCTTGGTGAAGGAGAGACACCTTACGCCCATGGCAGTCACCCTTACGTGTTCAAGGCTTATCCATTCATTGATGGCGAGATACATTCTTTCGTTGCTGATGTGATAGACCAACAGCGTTACACCAACCGACTCATCACCCTTTATGACTGGGTTATACGCGCTTCGGCAAAGGGCGTGCTTCTTGTGCCTGACGACTGTATTCCAGATGACGTTAGCCCCGAACAGTTCGCTGATTCGTGGACACGTGTGAATGGAGTCGTGTTGTATAAGGCCAAGCCGGGCGTTCCTGCACCTACTCAGGTTGCCCAGAATTCGACCAATGTCGGTATTGGTGACCTGCTCAATGTGCAGCTGAAGTTCTTTGAAGACATTAGCGGTGTGCATGGCGCGCTCCAAGGCCGCAAGGGCGTAAGCGGTGAGAGTGGCGCTCTCTACGCCCAACAGACACAGAACGCAACGACCTCCTTGCTAGACATTCTTGATTCGTTCTCGCAGTTCGAGATTGATGCTGCCTATAAGGACATCAAGAATATCCAGCAGTTCTACGATGCCAAGCGTGTTACCAATATCGCTGGAGACGATTCCCGGACGTTCAGTGCGGACCCTGAGAAGGTTCTACAGATTGAATGCGACATCAGCATTACGGAAAGTTCTACTTCACCAGCTTATAGGGACAATGCCAATCAGATGCTTCTCCAGTTCTGGCAGGCCAATCAGATTACGCTCAAGCAATTGCTTGAAGTCGGCAAATTCCCCTTCGGAGACGAGTTGCTTCAGAATATTGAAAGTCAGGAGCAACAGATGGCCAATGGTGAGCAGGTGCAAGGTATTGACCCGTCTGTGATGCAGCAAGCAGCCCAAGAGGGCAATCCGAGCACAGCAGACAGAATCTACGACCTTATCAGAAGCGGTGATAGCGGCAATGTTCAACAACCTAATCAGATGGCACAATGAAGACTTACAATATAATGGATATCAAGAGGAGGGTTCGCTCCATCATTGACCAGAATATGGAAGATGGTCAGCTGAGTGCCAATATGGATGTTGACACACTTGAACTTGACGATGTGATTCAGGAGAACATTGTTCCCGGTATACGCATGGTTGAGATTGGGGCCGCATCCATGCTGCTTGGCAATGGCAAGGATTTCAGTGAGGGGTTGGTTGGCAAGCCTGATCCTCTCGTTAATGACTGCATGGTGTTCAAAATGCCGAAGGATTATCTGAGGCTGGTCTACTTCTGTATGTCTTCATGGAGGGTTGGCGTGAGCCGAACCATCAGTGTGCAAGACCCACGTTACGCCATGCAGAGAGGAACGGTTGGAATGGCCAGAGGTTGTGCAGAACGACCTGTTGTTGCAGAGGCATACAGCAAGGAAGGACTTACTCTTGAGGCGTATGGCTGCAACAGTGATGACACTGTGCTCGTTGCGCAGTATATTCCTGAGCCAGCTATCAATGAGTCTGACCAAGTTGTATTTCCCCACCGACTGGAAGAGGCTTCGCTCTATGCCATTGCAGCTCTTACTTGCACCTCATTCGGTGATGTTGGCCGTGCGCAGATATTCATGGCTACGGCTCGCCAATTAGGGAGTATTCATATTGACAGTTCAGAACAAGTGGAACAGAATAATACAAGCGATCAATGAAGAAAGAATGGAAGGACATAGAAGGCTACAAGGTACGTATAGACGTAGGCAGTAGTCTCTCAGAAGCCATGTCGAGTAGCATGGATGCGGCTGTCATCTGTTTCACCACGGATGGACATATCGTGCTCAATGGTATCTCTTACATTGTCAGTACGACTGAGTTTGAATCTCTGAAGACTGACGTTGAATCATGGGGACAGATTATCAGCGACAATCAGCAGTCCATCCGCACACTTAGGGATGATGTTGATACGCTGAATACCCAGATGGAGGATGCTATCAACTGCATTGGCGAATTGCAGGAAAACGACAAGAAGCACGACAAGCGACTTGATGAGTTGGATAGCATTGCGGATGACCTCAGTCTGCGTGTGGTTGCTCTTGAGACGTTCAAGGAAACTGCAACTAACGATATTGACTTCCTCAAGCGACAAGATACAGCGCACTCGGCCATTGAGAATGCGCATGCCGCGAGGATTGAATCCCTTGAGACTTCCTATCAATCTATCCCATCAATCTACGCCACTAAGGAAAATCTATCCACAGTGGGCAAGATGGCGAACGAGGCGCAGAAGAGCAGTCAGGCCAACTCACAATTCATCTTCGACCATGAGGATAGAATCTCTGCCTTGGAGAAGGGAGGTACGGGTGGAGGAGGCTCTTCTGATTCCGCCCTTAAAGCTCGCGTAGTGGAACTTGAGACTCAGATGGCTGCAATTAAGAAACTTCTCACGATGGCATAATGACTATCAAAAATAAGAATGTAGCTACATTTTACAAATAACAAACAAAAAAACAATTAATCAAATGGCAAATCTTAAAGACATTGCTACGGGAACAATGATTGGCTTCAGTGCCAATAAGACCGAAGATCAGGCCAAGGCAGATACTTCTACCAATCGTGTGGATATCTGTAAGACTAAGCAGCTCTACCTCAACGGTGAGAGAGTCGGCCTTAGTGACGCGGAAGCTGGCTACCTCACCAAGAAGGTTCAGGAAGAATATAACGCACGCATGAGTGTGAGCGTATCTCTCAACAAGAACGTACTTGAGAAGGGTGTGAGTAACTTCTTGACGGTTACTGTCTACGTGAAGTGGGACGGTGCCAATGTAGATCCCGGCAAGAGCAATATCAACTGCAAAGTCGGTGGATCAACCATTGAACTCACCAAGAGTAGCACCGGTAACTTCTACACCGGCACAACCACGCAGAGCAATTCCTTCTCTGTCAGCGTATCGGCCACCTATAATGGTATCACAAAGACGGCATCTTCTTCTGCAAGTGCATACTACAAGTTCTACGTTGGTCAGTCCACGGCAAGCAGCATCACATCTCTTCCTTCAAGCGGCTTCACGGCCAAGGGTCCCCAGTCAAGTGCTGCAGGAACCTATCCGTTCACGTTCGCCAATGGCGAATATGCCTACTTCCTTCTTCCTGAAGGTGTGTCCAGAGGCAAGTTCGCCTCAGCTGGTGCTGACGGCCTCTATCACGCGGTGGAAGGTGTTTCGGACGTTCCGTTCATCAAGCAGTCGACTCCGGCCTCAATCGGTAGTGTGTCCTATGATGTGTTCCGTCTCGCCAACGCGCAGGCTGCATCTTCTCACTCAATCACAATCTAAGCATCTAATCTATGGCAGATAAAACTTATATTCAATTTACTGGCCGCCTGAAAGCCACAAGCCAAGAGGGTATCTTGGCCGAGGCTCAGCAGATTGCCATCTCAGGAAGCGATAACACTAATGTCAAGAAGTACATTGACGACAAGATCTCTTCCGTTAACAACAACATCGGTTCTGTAGCAGGAAGCGTGTATCGCCCGAAGGGTAGCATAACCTTCGCAGGACTCAAGGCTTTGACTTCGGCTACAGCAGGTGACGTGTACAATGTGACTGACGCATTCACGCTTGGTTCCAAGAGTTATCCCGCTGGTTCCAATGTTGCGTGCCTCAAGTCATTCTCTTCCGCTGTCACTCCCGATGAGACCTACTGGGACGTGCTCGCAGGATTCGTAGACCTTTCTCCGTATGCCAAGACTTCCGAGGTGAACACCATCAAGGGCAACCTTGAAAAGTCCATCTCCGACAATGTGTCAACGCTCACCTCGAAGGTCGGCACGGCTCAGGCTACGGCCAATGAAGCAAGTTCAGCTGCTTCCACCAATGCAGGTGAAATCACCAAGATCAATACTCGTGTTTCCTCTTTGGAGGGTGTTGGCGCTCAGGCCAATGTCATCGAATCCGTGAAGGTCAATGGCTCGGCTCTTCCTGTTTCTAACAAGAGTGTGAATGTTGACCTCACTGCTTATGCACAGACAACGGAACTCGACAAGAGAATCAACTTGAATAGCGAATATGGCGACGACAAGAGCGTGTCAATCTTCAATGGCGCGGTTAAGTTGTTTGTAGGAACGGATGTTGGAACGGATGCCCAAACAGAACATATCAAAATTGGTGATGGTGTCGTTATCGGTAATGCCGTTGAAATCTATACAGCAAGTGCTTATCACCTTAAAATCGGTACTGGTGAATACTCTAAAAAGATTGCCAACGTTGAAGACCTCAACAGCTACGTACAGAAGGAGTCAGGCAAGGGCTTGTCATCTAACGACTATACGAGTGCTGAGAAGACCAAGCTTGCAGGTATCGCCTCTTCGGCTCAGGTGAACGTCATCGAATCTGTCAAAGTCAATGGTTCGGCATTGGCCGTTGCTAACAAGGCCGTGAACATTGACCTCTCTTCTTACGCCAAGGGTTCGGATGTCGACAGACTGAAGAAAATGACCAAGAAGTTTGTTGTTCTTCCGTTTACGTTCGGCATTGAAATCGGAACTCCGACGTTTGAACAGAGTTCGATTACTCTCACTGGCGAGGCAACGGTCTACTACAGCAAGGCTGGCAAGACTTTCTACGTGGTGTCTAACATGAAGAATTACTCTAGTTGGGGTAATGCTGTTGGTCACCCGGGTAAAGTGGAGTATAACGATGAGAATATCCTCTTCATTGAGACCACCACGAAAGAGTTGTACATGAAGACCGCAGATGGTCTTGTGCTCTGCAATCAGAGTCTTGTCAGTGGTTATGCGACCACTTCTGCTCTGAAGGCCGCTGAGAATCGTATCACCGCACTTGAGAACCTTCTCAAGCTTGCATAACCAATTGCAGCACCCTGCATCCCCTTGTGGGGTGCTGCCCTTTTTAAATAAACAACAAACTACACATGAGAAAGACAAGGTGCTCCATCGTCATTACAGCATACAATGTTGACCGCTACATCAAGCAGTGCGTAGACAGCGCGCTGAATCAGACAGAACCTTGCGAGGTTATCGTTGTGGTCGACGATCCTACTGACAATACAAAGGATATTCTTGCTTCGTATGGCAAGAAGATCAAATTGGTGAATCACTTATGTAACGAAGGCGCCGGCCAATCACGTAGGGATGGCATCAGCCATGCTACGTCAGAGTTCGTTCTTCTTCTGGACGGAGATGATTACATTGACAGAGACTTTGTAAAGCAATTGGTTGCCAAGGCTGACAAGACGGGTGCCGACATTGTCAGTGGCGGTATCCGCATATTGAACGAAGATGGTTCATGGAATGCGACCTCTTACGGAGAGTGCATCACGGAAGGCCGCGACAAGGTGACCAAATTCTGGGGCGAGAAAATTGTCTTCATGAATAACAAAATAATCAAAAGATCCCTTTACGAAACCGTTCCCTACTGCAATAGGCGATACATTGAGGATACGCCCACGATAATTCCTATCATGTTCTATGCGAACAAGGTTGCTTACGTGGACAATATCGGATACACGTATCGCATGAATCCCAAATCGCTCACCCACACTTCGAACCTCATGAAGGATTTGATCTACAAGGGGCTGTGTTGGCTTGATCTGGTGGATTTCTTTAACGAGCATGACAAGGGTATGTTCGAGGCCATTGATATCATTGGCTATCTCCGTAACATTATCGGTACGCTCAACAAGGTGCATATCACGGATACAATGATTGTTCCATACAAGAAGCAATGGGATGATTTCATTCTTCGATTGATGAATTGCATTGAGATTACCAATGTGAATATTGTTGATGGGGTAAAGGGGGTGTAACTAATTTGACGGAAAAACTTACAATGAGTTGACGTAACCACCAATTAAATGAATATAAATAAATAAATCGAACATATGGCAAACCAATCATGGAGCAGCCTTGAAGGCAAGTTTTTTCGTATAGATGTTGGCACAAGCAAGGCCAGCGCGCTTTCCGTAACGGACAATACCATTCTGCATATCTGCATGGATGGCGCAATCGTGATGAACGGAGAGACCATTGCCGAACGCAATGCAGACCTTTCTGGTTATATGCAGAAGTCGGGCGGTACGTTTACGGGTAACGTGAATGTTGGTTCTACTTCAGCCAAACGAAATATGTATGTTTATGGCTTGACGAGTTTGCATGGAAATGTGACAATCGGCAACGTGAGCACGAACAGTACTCTCAAGGTATATGGCAAGGCCAGCACCACCAGTGATTTGACAGTCGGTGGTTCATTGGCTGCCACCTCTGATAGAATCACCCTTAAGAACAATGGTTACACAGTCTATCTGTATAAGCCCACAGACGAATACTTCTACCTCATGATGTCCAACAAGAACGGATCGACATGGAATGACCTTCGACCGTTGACCATCAACATGACCAACGGGTGGATGTCGCTTGCAAGTGGTGCGATGACATTGGTCAATAATGGTGATGTGACCGTGGCCCATACTCTGACGGCAACCAAATTGGTTCAGACTAGTACGTCTGACCTTCGAGCCAAGGAGAATCTCAATGCAGACTTTGACGCGTTGGCGAAGTTGCGCGAGTTGGGCGATGTGTATGAATTCGACTATAAGGCTGACGGCAAGCATAGCTATGGCCTTATTGCCCAGAATGTGGAACAGTCGGAGTTGAAGGATATGGTTGGCCATGTTGATAAGGATGATCCTGATTCGTTTCGGTATGTCAATTATCTTGACCCTAGAATTACGGCACTTCTTATCAAGAGTGTCAGGCAGTTGCAGGATGAGGTGACCAAACTTCGTTCTGAGCGATTAAAAGAATAATGTAATGATCAATGTAACAACAAGCGGAGGCAACATGGCAGTCAATGCAGGTGCGGCTGTTGGTGTTGGCGTGTTCTACGAGGAGATGTTGCAGGTGATCTTTGACCTGCGATGGGCGGTGGGTTTCATCGGCATTCTTGTTCTCACGGATTTTTGGCTCGGCCTGACTGCCAGTGTTCGTGTACGTGGGGAGGACTTCCGCTTCAGTAGGGCATTGCGAAGAACCACCACTAAGTTCTTGGAGTATGTCTGCTACATCGTGTTCGGTGTATTGCTAGTCAAGGCTTGCATTGAGCCATTCGGTATTGGCAGTGACCTCATGGGTGGCGCGATTGGCGCAAGCGTGGGCTTCATTGCTGAGTTTGACAGCATATATGGACACTTCTGTGACCTGCATGGAATCAAGAGGCGTATATCCCTGAAGCGAATCTTCGTGGCATGGCTCAAGCAGAAGAACGAAGGTGTCGGTGAGGCTGTAGAGCAAGCATTAAATGAATCAGAAAAAGAAGGTAAAAATGAGAAGGATAGCAACACATAACAGTGTGACGGGGGAGAAGGGCAAGGGATTGCTCTCCTTCCTTGTTGCTCCATTTTCCAAGTGTCAGAGCAAGACGTTGGAAGAGCAGTATGATGCAGGATGCCGATTCTTCGACATTCGTACATGGTTGCGGGCAGACGGCAGATGGGTGTGCGGCCATGGAATGTGGACGGCTAAGATTACGCTTTCAGAAGTATTGGATTTCTTCTTGAAGCATGAGGATGCCTATTTCAGTATTACCATTGAGAAGGGTGAACTGGATGAGTATGCCAACCAGCTGCTATACGATTTCGGATTCATCAAAGAATGTCATCTTCGATATCAACTGGCGTACATTGCGGTCAAGAAGCCTCAGTGGCGTATTGTGAAGAGGTTTTTAGACATGAACATCGCTGAGGGTTATAAGAATCTTGATGGAAGGTCTTGGCACACTTACCTTCCTATTCCTTGGCTATGGAAGAAGATCTACTACAACAATCCGGTATTCCTTAACGGCATATACGTGATGGTTGACTTCCTCTAATAATACTAATAAATTATGGCAAATTTCAATACTTACGCCCAGTTTCTGCAATCGTGGGAAGGTGGGTATGTTAATGACAAGGATGACAGCGGTGGCGCAACGATGTGTGGTGTGACCATCGCTGCGTGGACTAACTATTGCCGTCAGCATGGCATGCGCGCCACTACGCATACTCTTCGCTCCATGACCAAGGAACAGTGGAGTGAAATCATGAAGAACGGATATTGGGATGCCGTGTGGGGTGACCATATCCACAGCCTGAGCATTGCTTCGATGATGGCCGATTGGGCTATCAATTCAGGCCCCAAGAGGGTTGTCAAGTATGTTCAGCGGATTCTTCCCGGTATCTCTGTTGACGGGATCATGGGTCCGAAGACCTTGAACCGAATCAACGCGATGAAGCCTTCTGTGTTGTTTGCCGAGATTCGCAAGGCAAGGCTTAACTACTACGCCGGCCTTGCCGAGAAGGATGAGCGCAAGAAAAAATATCTGGAAGGATGGAACAATCGCGTGAATGCGATGCAGTTTGGTGTGCTTGTGTGCAACGACAAGAAGCACACCAAGATTACTTGGAGCGAATCATAACATTACAATTGATGCAATAATATGGAAGGACGCAAGACCGGTGGACGCAAGAAGGGGACTCCCAACAAGCAGAAACCTTCGCAACAGATTATACACGGCATACTCACTCAGACTGTAGGCGAATACTTCGAATCCGATGAATTTGCTGCGGATATGGCTCAGCTTGAACCAAAGGACAGACTGATGGTGATGGAGCGTTTGGCGCAATATATTTTACCCAAGCAGCAAGCTCAGAAGGTGGAAATGAATGCCACGGCCAATGTTGCACCTTCCTTTGCTGCACAATTGCGTGATCTCGCTTCACAATATGAATCACCATCCACGACTGAGGATAAAAAGGAATAATGGCTATGGAGCAATTGACGATACAATATAAGGGTATGGCCTCGCAGCCGTCTGATTATTTGGTTGAGGACGGCAATCTGAATATGGCCGTCAATCTTGAGATGCGTGATGGAAGCTTGCATGCGGCTCGCATGCCAAGAAGTAAGTGGTTCCATAACAGCGGATTCACGCCCAGATTCATTCACAATACGAGTGATGGAAGGGAGATTGTTCTTGGCATTGTCAAGGAGTATGAGGTCGTCAGCCCTGACGGAGAAGGCAGCTCACACACTCAATGGACTGGCAAGTATACGATTGGCGCATGCGATATAACGGGTGACAGGGATACGTTTGAAGAACTGGATATTGAGAATGCGCCAGTAGCAGACAATGTCGGCGATTTTAAAAGTTTCTGCGCAATTGGGAATCTGATATGTTTTATAATCAACAGACGTATCCATGTTGCATTTCACAAGCTGGGTAAGTATGTATTCGAATCGAGCACGCCTACTCCGATTCTAAAATTTTCAGCGCATCTTGATTATAAAGATGTTAGCACCAGAAACAATGTCCTTACGAAGAATACATCTGAATTCAAAAGAACCGACTTTGAATATTCCAGATATTACAACATAGGAAAAGCTACTGATGACATCCATCTGAAATTGATAAAAACGAATCTGACGGAATATGCAGAACCTACTTCATCGGCAATGGATGGTGACAAGGCCAGCGACTATTTTTTTGCGCAGCTTAATTCGCTGATCAAGGAGAAGTTGTCCATCAAGGAATTCATATACCCAAGAGTAATCAGATATGCATTACGTACATATACGGGAGATTATGCATGGATTTCGCCCAGAATAATTGTCTATCCCGTTAGGGACTCTGTATATTTTTCGGATATTCAACTTCGTGCAACTACAGAAGCTAACTGGTTTGCAAGTGCAATTCGAGGAAAGTCCATGGACGACATTATAGCTAATAATGGTTACATTACGCAACTTAATAAGTTGTATATATTATGCAACACCTACAAACTTTATGTGGATTTTGATGAAGACTACTTCAAGGAACTATCCAATAGTACAGTATGGGCTGGAGTTGATATATTTATTTCCGAAGACATTGTCAATCATAAATCAAAATACGTCTACGGACGTTGGCAGAAAAAAAATGGAGGAGATTATGGATATCTTCCTACACTAGTCAAGAAAACAGACGAACAGATTAAGCGAGACGTGTTGTCATGCCCATTATACCTACTGAAATCTGTGACGTTTGATGAATTAATAAAACTAAATGGTGGTAATTTAATATCTGACGACAATGTTGATACGTTGCACAATATTACGAGCCAACAATCTTTGGATGAGAGTATGCATTCCTATTCGGAGTTTAGGGCATCATGCGCATTAGTTTACAATAGCAGGTTGGTGATAGCTGATGTATCTCGCATTATGCCCGATTTAGCTGGTATGGATTATCTTTGCACTCCGATATACTGGGGAGACTTCTTTATTGAAGATGACGGGAAATATGCCTACCAACAGAAGTATGACAAGGATAATGGAATCGGTTTGTATAAGTCGGCAATGGGGACATCCAAAATCGCACTCAGGTTTACTGGGTCATTAGGTACGGTGCAACATGTAGAGTCATTAGATGTGGGCTACATACCATTGTTATTGACATACAATATGAATTACAATGCTGAGTCTGGTGAAGTTTTTTTCGTCAACGACAGCAAGGCGATTTCTGTACCTATTAAAAATAACATGGATGGAGTTGGATTTGCGTATTATTATGCTGATGCCAAAAGTGTTGACTCTGTTTCATCGAACATAGAGGCGCAATCTGTCGATGTAGGATATACAGATGAGATAAAATACCAATCACAGGTAAAAGAATCTGAAGTAAACAATCCATTGATATATAAAGACGGAAATTCCATTACTTGTGGCAATGGTAAGGTGAAGGTCGTTGCGGCTAACACGCAGCCTATCAGTCAAGGCCAGTTCGGACAATACCCTATCTTCGCATTCTGCTCTGATGGCGTGTATGCTATAGGTGTAGGCGGAAATGGTACCATACAGAATTGCGTGCCGTACAGCACGGATGTCATTACTGATGCCGTCAGCTTGTGTAATGTTGGACGAGATATAGTGTTCGTGAGCAGTTCGGGTGTTATGTCTATTGGGGATGAGGGGCGCAAGATGTTGCTGTCCGCTGACAAGAATACAACTTATACATTCGATGACAACAAACAGAGCGATACCGTTCATGCAGTGATTACGAATCATTATCCTGCTATCACGATACCATCGATGGCCAACCTCTACAAGTACTTGACGGATGGTGCAAGAATCGCCTTCGACTATCAGAATAGAAGGTTGATTGTGTTCAACCCTCAGTACGCTTATAGTTATCTGATGGATATGGATACGCAGCAGTGGACTGTACTTACCAGGAAATTCACTGACCATCTCAACCCGGTGGCGCAATGTCTGATGGTGGATGCCGACAATGAGACGGTATATGACTACAGTACAGATGACGTTCAGCAAGAGATGGCTGCATGGCTGTCAACGCGCGCCATGAAGTTAGGCGCTCCAGACTATCACAAGACTATACGCACGCTGATCCAAAGAGGGCAGCTTCATGGCCGTGATGCCGTAGGGCAATTGCTGTATGGCTCTAGGGATATGGTCAGCTGGTACCCCATCCGATCGAGCATAACCTCAGTGATGAGGGGCTTCGGAGGATCGGGCTACAAGTACTTTCGCGTTTTCGCATTCCTTCCGCAGATGACTCAGAAGGACAGCCTATATGGATGTAGCGTAGGTTTTGATGTTAGGATGACAAGCAGGATGCGTTAGAACGCATGACGGGATAATAAAAAAACGTCCCCAACACTTTAAAGAAATGAAGGCTCAACTACATTCTTAACTACACATGTTTGCACAAGCACAGCGTGTCGGGGACGGGGTTTGTCCTTAATTCTGCTGTGCTTGTGCGTTTTGTTTATGTGCGTAGCGTAGTTGAGTTGAGGGCAAAGGTAAGAAAGAATCTTTAAATTTGCCAACTATGAGAGTGAAAAGAACCAAGGATATGTTGTATAACATATTTTGCAAGGCTGTGGAAGCCACATTGGAGGCAAGCGGACTGACGTTTGACAGGCTTGCAACCTCTAGAGATGAGAAGAGTGTGACGGCTAGAGTCGTTCTTGTGGATGTGCTTATGGCTGCCGGGATGAGTGAATCGATGATTATGGAGTTGAGTGGCATGAGCCAACAACGCGTTAACCGTCTCAAGAACTCTGCTCGCTATAGGCTCAAGGGGTTGCTTGGCAAGATGATGCGCAAGGAAGTTGGTGATGCCTTGGCCGTATGATACAAGCAACTAACACATATCACATATTGTATACACATTGTTGTTCCAGATCTTTGCGGTGTCAAGCAATGGTGCGTGACACGACTTCTAAAACCATACAACTATGGAAGGAATTGAAAAAGTTATCTGTTGCGACAGAGGTTCCAATGATGCATTGGCCTACGCAGCAATGGCCAACAAGCAAGACCCGATGGCCATGATGGCCGCAATGAATGGCGGCATGAACTCTTGGAACAACAGTCCTTGGATGTACCTTATCTTCCTTGCGCTCTTCGGTGGCAATGGATTCGGCTTCGGCAATAGGGGTGGACTTCAGAATGCAGAGATTCAGAATCAGATTGCTTCCCTCCGTTCACAGATGGCCGACAACCACAATGCCGACCTGATGATGTCTGCAATCAAGGGGAATAACGATGCTCTTACCACGTTGGGTGCCAACCTTAACTGTGACTTCAACCAGTTGCAGCAGGGAGTATGCGCCATACGTTCAGCCATTGAGCAGGTGGGCGGTCAGGTAGGCTTCAGCGCAGAACGCGTGATCAATGCAGTAGAGAAGGGCGATGCCAATGTCATTCAGGCCATTCAGAACTGTTGCTGCCAGACCCAGCAGAACATCATCCGCATGGGATACGAGAATCAGCTTGGCCAGAAGGATATCGTAAACGGTATGCAGCAAGGATTCTCATACACCAATACGGGAATGGAACGTGGATTCTCTAACGTCGGGTTCCAGATGTCACAGATGGCATGTGACCTCAAGACCAACGCCAATGCCAATACGCAGAGAATTGTTGACGTGTTGAACCAGCATTGGAACTCCGACCTGCAGCAGCGTTACAACGATGCTAGGCTTGAGCTTTCACAGCAGAGGCAGAATGCAGCACTCATCGCTGCACTTGGCACGAAGACCACGACCGCTACCCCTTAATGTTGGTGTGAAGAATTGAATGTTGGACGCAATATATATAGTTTGCGTCCAACATTATATATTAACAACGATAAAGATATACATTATGCTATTCAATGATATGAAGCAAGGGTACACTGTATACTTCCTTGACAAGGAGTCAGTGAGGGGCTATCAAGGTAAGGTCGTCAGTGTGGCCGTACCTCGATACGATGCGCCTATCTTCGGCCAGCAATCGCAGCCTAGCGGTATGGTCGTGGACGTAACGATCGAGGCAGAAGGAGCGACAAGGACGTACACCATACCTGAATCTTCGTCCGTTGCCTATGCAGGCACGTTGGTTATCTCTACGGATAGAGATGGTGTGGTGCGTGAAGCAGAATCAATCAAGGCCGCAGCTCAGGATGCTCTATCCAAGGTTGAGCATTATCGTGATGCCGTGGACAAGTGTGATGCTCTTCTGGAAGAATGGAATCCTGCACTTGCCGAGAAGCGAGAACAAGAGAGGCGCATTGGCGGCATAGAGAATGAAGTGAAGAACCTCGGCACGTTGGTGCGTGAATTTATCAGCAACTTTAACAAGAGTCAATCATGAGACAATACTATATATACAAGCCGTGCGAGCATGCCAATAGTCATGTTCGGCATTATGACCATGATGTAGCCGCGCAGATAGTTGATGATATCAGCTATACCGACAGACAAGGAATGAAGCACCAAGGTGCTCATTGGACTTCTGAAGAATGCCAGCAATATGCTTCAAGCATGGGATTGTCATTCCCTGCCGGGACTACCGAATGGGACGTGTATGTGGCGTTCAATTCATTCTACGCTGACACCAACAAGGTTCTGAGCGATACGGATATCATCCGCGCAGCTCATTCGTTTTACTTTGCTGATGAGGATGCTCCAGATATGAAGCTGCAACATTACATGCTTGCCATGCACGATTAGAATAATCAACTCAAGTTCTGATTTAGAATACGTGCATAAAAAACTCCCAACACTGTTGTGTCGGGAGTCTAAGCCCATGATGGGGCTTGGCGTTAAATAATAGTACTAGGTGCTATCTTATAATGGATAGATATTCACCAATATGGCGAATACCTTCTAATATTCGAATATGTTGTTTCTCTCTTGGCTTTTTCAATCCAGTTGCGTAGTGGTTGAGCAAAGCCGGATTGATACCAGTTACCCTAGATATAGCTATCAGGGTCGTATATTTCTCAGCCTTGCGAATCAGAGCGGCAGTGCTTAATGTTTCAACGAAAGCATAATCACCATCCACCAACCATTTAGGCAAGTGTTCGCCATCTTCCAATAATCCTTCCACATGAGAGGATATGGCATCACGTAGATTAGAGATAAGCTCTTCATAAGTCCTGCCAGTAGCAATGACCATACCGCACAAACGATCATCCTCTGTGACGGCAGAGAAGTTCTTATCACACCAATCTATAATAATCTTGATATTCTCCATTTTTATTAAGGGTTAAAGATATGGGCGCAAACACACCCATATCTTAGTTTACTTGTTCCAACCAGCTTGTTTCCAAATGCTGTGGGTTAGTTCTTCTCCAAAGGTATCGCTTAATTTGCCGTTAACGGTTACGCGACCCTTCTTCGTCTCATGCTTGAACTGACGATGTGATGTCCCTGTTCTTTTGCATAGATACCAGCCATCGTCTAACAACAGCTTGATAATTTCTTTTACCTTGTATTTTCTCACATAGCGAAACTATTATTTAACGCTGCAAAGGTAAGTATTTATTTACTTTCAACCAAGAAAATCTCCATAAAAGTATTGAAATATTTACCATGTAAGATAGTGGGCGTAATAAGGGTGCTTGAATCCTTGCGGAAGTTGTTTTAAATTCGTATCTTTGCAGCGTTTGTTGGTTCGGCATTCTCATCACGTTGAACAACATATTCTTCGTTTCCTTCCGCGTAAGCAGAGGGGGAATCCCACGCCTTGTCAGCGTGGGGTTTTTTTGTTTCTAATAACTACCCTCGCCAAATACATATTCTATCAGAGTCTTGTTGGCTTCATTGATCGCTGAGTAATCTTTCTTGACGTAAAGATTCGTTACCCTCATGGACTCGTCTATGTGGCACAACATGTCGTTGACTATATATATAGGTATCCTCACGTCATTGACCGAGATGGTGGCCATCGAATGGCGAGCAGAGTAAAATTGCAATCTGTCCACACCGATTTCCTCCCCAACCTTCTTCAAGCCGTAACTTAGGGCATCGTTGAAGGTTTTGGATGTTGAATAACGGTCAGCGAAGTTCAATACATTCTCTCCGTCAGACTTGCTCAAGTACTCATCCAGTATAGGCTTGATGATAGCAGGAACGTGAACGACCATCTTTGCACCGTCACTTCTTCTGTCGCGTGTTTTCGTTCGGTGATAGGTGATAGTCTTTCCGTCATAGTCGGTGAGATTGTATAGGTCTATGGCATTAATACCCATCAGGCAGAACGATATGAGAAAACAGTCGCGTGCCTGGTCGGACAGACTTTTGTTTCCATGCTGGGGAAGGTTCATGATTTTTCGGATCACGTCAACTTCTACTGCACGCTTTTCGGCCACATTTTGTTTAGGCCGCTTGAAGCCAGACAAGGACTCCTTGATTCTGATCACGTTGTTGTCGTAGTCGTTGTAATAGTTCCTTGCATCGTTGAATATCTTGATAATGGCATGGGTGTATAGAGATCTCGCACGCTTCTTGTCACCGAGATATTTGACGTAGTCGTTCATACGTGAGACGGTTATTTCGCTCATGAGAATCTTTCTGCCTCCGTGGAAGCGGATAAACGAACGGACAGCCGACCGATAATTGAGTATGCCCTTCTTACTCTCATTCTCTGAGATCCATCTGGAACAATAGTCGGTGAAGTATATGCCAGTAGACTCATCCTTCATCTTCAATCTTTCTACGATTCTATCGAATGGTATGTCGTTTAACTCCAGCATAAGCGTGTTGAGTTTCCTTCTATACTCTCTGATAAGGTCGTCGCCTCTGTCTAGAATCTGCTGGTTCTTAATCTTGAATGAGGCAGTTAGGTCTTTCTTCATCTGCGCGATCATAGTAGTCGGCAGATAAGTGACATGCTTGCCATGTGTGTAGCGAACGTACACAGTAAAAGTACCGTCCGCTCTCATTCTGTCCTTGCGGACGAGCAATTTAAAATTGTCCATAATTCTTCGTTTTGAGTGTTTGGAAAACTATTGGAAAAATTTGTGGCAAACCTTTGTTGGTTACTTGTAGTATATTTCGTCTACAAGTTTCCCTCATTCGTTTTTTAGCGTTACAGAAATGTATAGCTAAATGCTTGATTATCAGCTTGAGTACCAGCTTTATCCCTGAGAATCAACCTTTATTTTTTATGTAGTTCAGCAGGGGGTAAAACCCTAGGCTATCAGATTGCGATGCTATCGTTATCTATACATAAGCCGTTGATAATCAGCCTTGTTTGTTTGGTTTACCGGTAAAATGGAAAAATATTGGAAAAATTTCGGTTGAATGGTTGTGGATTTTTAATCTGAACGTTTATATGATTCTTTCACGTTGATGATGATTCCCATGATGAGGGGAAACAGCGTTAGTGCAATGTTGAATCCTAGATGGGAGTCCTCCGTGCTTAGAACGGATTCCATGAAGAGGGACAACACGAAGGCCGTGAAGCATAGTGTGAGGTACAGTCTGTTGATGGTCTCGATAGAGATGATCACACACCATGCGCTGATGAAAGCGATGAAGGCGCTCGGTGTCTTCGTCTGGGAATACGACATACTGCTTCCCCATAACATCTCTCGGAAGAAGACATTCGCGATGAATAGTGCCGCCCATGAGAACATGGATAGCAATTTGAATAGGGATTTCATATCTGTTGGGTCTATTCACCGCGTAACCATTTCTTGCCACTTGGAGTCCTAAACCATAGGAGTATGCAACCACCTATAATAGATACTATTGTGTAAAGCATTATTAGTACAATCATATCGTTATTGTTTTAAGATTCGGTTTGCTATTGATGATAGAATAAAAGAGGAAAGAATGCCGGGTATAACCATGGCTAACGAGATAAGTATGCTGTTGGGATCTTCTGGTTTTATGTTGATTAAACCACCAATGACCATTCCGCCATAAGTCAATTTGGCTAGGTCATAGAAGAAGGCGGAAAGCTTTTCTCGCCTGATCTTATCTCGTTCGGTTCTTGCTAGTGTGTTACTCATTTGAATTTGTTTTTATTGTTGGCAAGTTAAACCTATGCCCATATTAGTAGCAGCATCTTCGGCATGGCGTTCTACCCATCTTAATAGCTTGTGACTTTGTGATATCTACAATACCATATGAACAGTTAAGAAGACCTGCACAATCACCTTCACAGTGATATCTTGTGGCATTGGGGCTTGTGCATATGAATACCCTTTCTTCGCCATCTTCATTCTCTTCATCCTCTTCATCATATGGTACGTCTGCAACAGCAGAATCTGGACCACACATGGAATCGACAGCAACATCTCCGTTGTTGCGCAACATCAGGCAGATTGAGTCAGCCTTGGTGGAGAGCTTGTCAAGTCGGTGAGATATTCTGTTTATCGAGACTGAAGTTATAACACATAGGGCTATAACAATAATGCAGAACACCGTCATTAGGCATCCTTTATTATCATCTTTCTGTTGTTTCTTTTTGGTAATGTCATCCATGTTTCGTTGGTTAAAATTACATTGTCGTTTGTGTGCAAAGGTGCTCATTAGTATAGTCACCCACCTTGCGATGGGTGACTAATTGTATCACTATATGCACGTTCGGATCAATCCCATTACCCGATACAATCTGATGACATCGTACTTGGGTACGCGGAAGGAGACGTAACGTGATTGGTTGTTCGTACTCTGGCATTCGTATTCGTTGCCCCTGTCTATCAGAATTCTAATGAACAATCCGTGGTTCATTGTATCCATCGCGTATATGTTACCGTTGAGGATATAAGTGTCTTTGGACAGTACGCTGATGGCAACCTTGTCCCCTACCTTGAAGTCTGGGAGCATCGATTCATCTTGCACTTCCATGTACATCTGATATTCAGAGAATCCCGAAAAATAGGGTATCAATTCAACTCCTACTTGATTCTTGTTTACTATTGACTTATACACATCTGTGTTTGTTTTTTTATACAGGTTCATGGGGATGAGAGGCCGCACCTTGCTTCCTGCATCCTCAATCTCCATAGGTTCAATTCGCCTCTCTGCATAATTATTATGATTGACATTCGTGGCGAACATGGTTGCACCGGGCGAATATAAGTTGCGTTTTTCCACGCTCGCCCCAACCGCAGGTATCTTCACCTGCCTCTCTTGTTGTGGACGAAGCATTTCACCTTCGCCAGTGAGCAGCCAATTCCTAGATAGTTCGGGGTATGCTGCGCATATCTTGTCTACTGTCTTGTCGGAAATCTTTTGTTTGCCTCTAAGCATCTTGCTCATATTGGCTTGATCGATACCTATGTTCTTTGCGAAAGCATTTGCCGTCAATCTAATACTTTTGATAAATACATTGATGTTGTTTGCTATATCGTACATTGCAATTCGTGTTTATGAAGGTTAAACATGGGTATACCTATATCTTTTTCCTGCAAATGGGTAGGTGTTATATAGGTAATTACCTACTTTTGCATCAGAAATCAATCGGACAATGTCCGAATCCAACTCACCCGTTAGGCTCAGAAGTCTTCTTCAGTTCTTCAGCAACGGCCTTTACGAGTGATTCAACCGAGAGTTGTCCGCTCAAGGTTGTAAAACAAAGGTACGAAAACCTTTGGGAAGTTACACGTTTCACACGTTAAAAATATGGTGAAGAATCGTTTACGAAGATACGTGACGAGTTTCTCTGTTGAGGCTAGTCACTTCAGTGGGAGTTATCAGAGGTCTTATTCTTCTTATCGACTCTGCTTGCCATCACCAAAAGGCATACCAGAAAGAAAAGTAGAGCAATACCTGCAATGCAACGCGCGAGAACTGGTGCGTTGTCAGCAAGAATTGCAGAACCTAGGAAGCCAGATAAAGTCGAATACACGATCAGTAGATATCGCATTTTCGCCTCTTCTGTTTGTCGTTTATCTTCTTTCTGGTGTCTTGATTGGTGCTCTGCTCGCCTTGTATATCCTCCTTCCTTGAGAAAGGATTCTGCTAGTGGTGTGGCTTCTGCGTGAAGCACATCTCTAGAAGGAAAATCTACACTGTCGATTTTGACATAGCCGTCATTGGCAAGTATGCGAATCAGGTCGGAATTGGAAGCAAAGGTGTCTTCCATGATCCATCTGCGGAGATATATTTCCCTTAGAGCATTGTCTTTCTGTTCAGGTGTAAATTGGTTCATTGATTAAAAATTAGGAAGCAACATGAAGAAGAGATTATTCGTATCGGTGTTAAAGCCTTACTTCGCCAAGATCGTTCTTGAAGATGGAAGTATGCGAACACCCACTCCATGGGAGATGGCTAATGGGGTATGTATTATCTATTCCCAGTATCTCCTCGACTTCTGGGCTTGCGTTAAAATGTGGTGGACGTGTTCCATCAAGGCTCGCTTCAGGAAAGATGGCTCCTGCGAGATGCCTTCCTCTGCTCGCGATGTTCAACTGCTTAAAAGACGTGAGAGTATGCGAATTATGCTATTGATGCAACAAGTGACATTAGTGACACAAGCAGTGTCAGCACTGCTGCTATCGCTGTCATCGTTTGTCTTATGCATTCTATGCGTTTCCGTTTAAGTTCGGTGAAGCCTCCACAACAGAAGTGTCGGTATCCAGTGTGAGTGATTCGGATTGAGGGTTGTTGTTCAGTTCCTCCATTGGAGTAGAAGACAAATCCTTCTTCAATGAGGTAGTTCAACTCTGGGGCTATTTCTTGAATTTGCTCACTATCGCTGATTGAGTTGTTGATGATTCGGCCAAGAATGTCATCAAGATGCTCAGCATTAAATTCGGGTTTCTTTCTCATACACTTCATACCTTCCGCTTTTTGTGGACTTCATCGAACAATTTGAAGACGAGTTCTTCAATGTGGCTTGGCTGGCAGGTCGTTGGCATATCCTCCTTGAGCATCGGTCCTTCTCCCGAGAGGAGCCAATCGCCTGAGATTCCTTCGCACTTCGTGTAGATTAACTCTGCATCGAATGTTTCGCGAGATGCCCATGTACTCACAGTTTGAGGCGCAACGCCTAGCATTCGGGCGAATTTAGCATTGTTGCCGTCTGCGTAATGATCTATGAGTTCTTCGAGCATGCGTCGCTTGTCTATGGTGGAAGCTACAATGGCGGTAGGGTTTTGCATATCTCCTTCGCCAGTGAGCAACCATCTTGCATTAACGTTTAATACTTGAATAATTCTGGCTACCATATCCACAGAAGGCTTGCTCCTTCGTTTAGTTCCAAGATAACTAGACATACTTGTTGGTGGCATGTCAATTGACTTTGCAAATGCGGCTTTATTGCCGTTAAAATGCTCATTTACAAGCATCTCCATTCTGTCGTTGATGGTCATCATAAGCAATTGCATAGTTAATAAGTATTAATTCGGCAAAATAAAATAAGCAATCGCTTTGCTTGTATTACACAATTGCATAACTTTGCCCTCGAAAGTTTATCGGACATTGTCCGAAATCATTTGAGAATACAAATATACGAAAAAAAATAATGGCATACAAAAAACAGAGACTAGAAATCGTAGTTCCGTACGGAAATATCACGAAGCTCGCAAAGTCCTTCGGTATTAGACGTGAGACGGTATCCTTCGCGCTCCGCTTCTGCTCTTCATCTCAGTTGGCTGAGAACATCCGCGAGAGAGCCATCAAGGAGTATGGCGGTAAACTCCAGACAATCACACTGAATCCCGCCAAATAAAGACAGACTCCAACAAACACAAAGAAGAATATGACAATATCAGCAATACAGCAGCTCATGCAGGAGTCCTTCCAAGTGGGCTACATGCAGGCCATGAAGACTTTCGAGCCTTCGTCCTGCGACATTCGAGAGACAGAGGTCAATTCCTGGTTATTGGCTATCGGTGTCAGCCGAGACGCTTGGAATCGATTGAAGAAGACGGGATTGGTTCAGGCGTTCCGCAAGGGGAACAGCACCAACTCCCCACTTTACTACAGCAAACTTGACATCAAGAAAGCCCTCATCACGAAAGACCTATGCAAATGGTACACGGATGGGTTAATAGGATAACACGTTTCAACAACTTAAAAAAACTCGGAAGTATGAGAAAGCCAAATGTTAATTCTGAATTGCTGGAAGAGATTAAGGTCGCAGTGATGGGGGTTCTCATTATGGTGGTCGGCATCGCAATGATCTGGCTCGCCAGCGTATAAGCCGCTATGCGGAAACTGGATGTGGATATGCAGCCTAACGGTTACGGCTGTGAAGTTAGATGATTGCTTCGTTTCAATTGTTTGAAAATTCGTGTGAATTACATGAGGGTTCGACTCCCTCCCACATCCCTTGATACAAGCACAGTGACGAAACATTAGTTTCATAAATTCATCTCTATCTGAGACAGTACTTGCGGTTCGCGAGAATAGCAAGTTCTATCGGGACAGTTGGTCAGGGTTGTTTGGGTAGCTCTTTAAGCCTTGTGGCAACTGACGCGGTTCGACTCCGCGAGTCCCGACGCTATAATGGTTAAATGGTTAAGCAACGTGGGTGTGTTAGCCCCTACGCATGATTGATTTTAAGTTGATGTTGCCCCCAAGCGAGGGGGACGGGACTTTAGCTCAGACGGTTAGAGCAGCTGACTCATAATCAGAAGGTCGCGAGTTCAAGCCTCGCAGGTCCCACCGCTTTTGGAGTTTTTGTTAATGGTGTTTTTGACAGCCCGGAAAGACGGGCACGGACTGAATAGCTCAATGGACAGAGCATCCCCCTCCTAAGGGGAAGATGAGGGTTCGATTCCCCCTTCAGTCACTATGAGATATTCACATTACTAATCGAATAAACGAAGAATTATGGACAATTCTGAAAGTAACCTTATGGAAGTCGTTCCTGCTGAGGTACAGATTATCAAGGCCAAGCAGGACGCGGAATTTGCCATGACCACCGCAGGTCAGATGTTGCGGTCGTTCGAGGCCACGCAACGCATCGCGAAGATGTATTCCACCAGTTCACTTATACCGGCTTCTCTCAAGGGTGACCCGAACAAGGAGTTCGGCACCCCCGAACAGAAGGTTCAGGCCGCTATGCAGAAGACTTACGCCAACTGCACGATTGCATTGAACATGGCACAGCGAATGAACGCTGACCCCCTCATGGTCATGCAGAATCTTTACATTGTTCACGGCCAGCCTTCCTTTTCCTCCAAGTTTCTTATTGCTTGCATCAACAAGTGTGGCCGCTATGCTCCGCTGCGCTACGAGTTCAAGGGCGAGCAAGGCACGGACGATTACGGGTGTCGCGCTTACACTTATGAGACCTCGGACGTGAAGCACAAGGAACCCATCTACGGCACTTGGGTCACAATGGGCATGGCCAAGAAGGAAGGTTGGACAACGAAGAACGGCAGCAAGTGGCTGACCATGCCCGACCAGATGTTGATCTATCGTGCAGCCGCCTTCTTCCAGCGCAGTAACTGCCCCGAAATCAGTATGGGCTTGAGTACTTCCGAAGAACTTCAGGACATGGGCGAACAACCCGTATATGTTGAGGAAGTGAAGGACAACGACTTGAGTTCCCTCGCGATGAAGCGCATGAAGAGACCTGCAGCCATCGCTCAAGCCGAGGCCGCAGCTGAAGAGGCCGTTGCAGTGGAGGTTCACAAAGATCAAGCTGAAGCTGAAGAGACTGAAGGTGCTCCTGCACCGCAAGGCAATCCCTTCGAGCAACCTGCCGAAGCCAAGGATCAGGCCGAAGCCAAGGATCAGGCCGAAGCAACTCAGCAGAATGCGGCCAATCAGAATAACCGCCCCTCATTGCTCTAGCCTATGAACGCAGAATACGGCCAGGAACAGAATACGTTAGGTTGGTACCGCGCAAGAATCGGACAGATAACGGGTAGCGCGGTCGGCAACCTGATGGGTGAAGGTCGAGGTGGCAATTGGTCAGCCACGGCTGTCAGCTATATGCAGCAGCTCGCCTTCGAGCGGACGATGGATGAGGAGATTCTCAACAATGATGAACTATTCGGTCAGTATGTCGGCATCACTGAGGTCAAATCCAAAATTCTCGAATGGGGACACAAGATGGAGGGTCCTGCAGCAGACCTGTTTGCCGCGATGTTCCTTCAGATCTATGAACCCAATGCCAAGTGCAACGAGGAGATTGTCCTTGAAGAGCCGCCATCGGTCAAGCATCCCACGCTTGAACACTTCGCGAGTTCGCCAGACAGAATGTTTGCCAACCCGGTCACGGGGGAGAGTTGCTGCATCGAGATCAAGAGTCCGCAGGGCAAGGCGTTCGCCAAGTATGCCAGCATCATTCTTCTTCCCACGGAGGCCATGAGGCTTGAAGCCTTGAAGAAGGCTGAACCCAACTATTATTGGCAGCTCTTCTCACACATGATGGTTACGGGTACAACTACTTGCTATTGGGTTGTATACAATCCATTCAACAAGGTGCCGCTGTTCAGCATGGAAGTCCATTGGGACGATGAGATTGTCAAGAAGATCGAGACGCGCGTTAAGGAGGCCAACAAATACATTGACGCATTGGCGCGCAATATGATTGGCCTATGACACGCAAGGAGATTCTGGAACAATTCTGGGTGACGGCATTCAAGGGTCTGGCGAATGAGATTCCCTTCGAGAAGGTATGTGCCAAGGCATTGCTGAACGAGAGAATTACAACAGAGACAGCCATTCATTACCTGAGCGGTTCGGGCGAGCAACATGTGAGCAACCTCAAGGAGTTGCAGACGGAAGAAGGACGCAAGACCTACCGCGATACACTTGACTTCCCTTGTGCGGCCTACGTGGACTCCAAAGTTCTGTCCAAGAATCAATCAAAGAACAAAAGCAAACAAACAATGAGCGAGAATAACAACAACAACGGCACGCAGGAAGAGAAGATGGAACGCACGTTCCTGGTGCAGTGCTCGAAGGAGCAGCTGATTGCCTTGGGCAACTGGATGTACGACAACGGCATCTTCTTCTGCAAGTGCAGTGACAAGATCAATGCGGAGGCTCACCGCTTCACCTTTCCCGAAGAGGAAGCCAAAGAAGCTGATGGAACTGTACGCCCTTAGAGACGGATGTTCACTGCTCCCATGCTACGACGATGACGCAGACAAGCTGCGAAGCCTCTCAGCCGAGCGGCCGGTCTTCATCACCATTCACGAAGCAAGGAGCATCCGAATGCACAGACGATACTTCGCGCTTGTCAACACCGCATGGGGGTGCATGGCAGAAGGAGAGCGAAGGCTGTTCAGAGACAACCTCGACTGCTTCAGGCGAAGTCTTACATTGCTCGCAGGATTTACCGACCCCGTCTACAACGCAAGGACAGGAGAATGGAATGAAGTGCCACGAAGCATCTGCTTCGAAAACATGGGAGAGTATGAGTTCCGACAACTCTACGAGGCAACCATCAGAGTCATCTTTGACAGACTCATCCCCGATGCCGAGCGAAGGGATACGTTCCTACTCGCATTGCACGATTTCTGAGGTTTTGCCGAAGAGCCTTGTGGCCGAATGCGCAAGGTTGTCCGCCAGTGCGATGAGCATCATATTCCGCGATGACTTCGGAAAGAATCCGATTCACAAGATTGTCGGTATGCTGGCCAAAGCCGAGCGCATCCTTGACGAGCATCAGCATGAGACAACGACCTACGCCAACCAGCTTCGGCTTATCCGTCAACTCAAGACCAAGGTGGAGGCCAAGATGAAAAAGGCCAACATTGAACAAATTTAAAAACGCTATATAGTTTAACTCCCTGGTGGCGCGCCTTCGGGCGGCATAGCGATGTCGCACTTTTTGTAGGCGTTTTTGGGCGCGCCACCTCTTTTTTAAAAACAAAATAAAAAACGAAGATTATGATTTACGAAACAAGTGTTTCTTACAAGAAGATGAATGAGAATGGCCTTGAAGTTTCCGGTAAGGAAGTTTTCCTCGTACAGGCCATCAGCTTTGCCGAAGCCGAACAGAGGGCCATGGCGTTCTGTGGACAATTTACTATGTCGAACTTCGACATTACGGCCATCAAGGAGAGTGCCGTCATGGATGTGATATGCAACAGTAATGGAGTCGGCTTTTTCAAGGTGTCGTTCAACTTCATCACTCTTGACCTTAATGGCCGCGAGAAGAAGACCAAGAAGTTCGTCTACATTGAATCGAATACGCTCGATGAGGCTAAGCAGCTCTTCGCTGATTCGTATAAAAATTCCATGATGGACTACGAGGTTGTCGGAATTCAGGAGACTAAGATCACGGAGTACATTACCGATTAATATCAGACAGATTATGAAGTCGAAGAAAAGCATTGTTCTGGAAGCCGCAAGGGCGAACGGAACGAAAATCAATGAGGCTACCAACCTGACGAACACCTTCATCGGATTGATTGCAGCCGCGCTCAAGGATGGCGAGTCCGTAAGAATCAACGGCCTTGGCACATTCAGTATCATTGAACGCAAGGAGCATACGGCACGAAATCCCAAGACGGGTGAATCGATTGTGGTACCCGCGCGTAAGGTCATCAAGTTCGTTGCATGTCAAGGCTTGAAGAACTTATAGCAGCTGAACGGCAGAAGCACCACATCAGGGTGAGACATGGCGATGAGGAGCACAGAATCCAAGTCGCGTGCGTCAACTGGTTCCGCATTCAGTATCCGAGCCTCAGACTACGGTTGTTCGCAGTGCCCAACGGAGGCAAGCGAGATGTTGTTACCGCCGGGAAGTTGAAAGCGGAAGGTGCTCTGCCGGGAGTTGCCGACCTGATTCTCCTGAAGCCTAACTCGCAATATGGTGCCCTACTCATCGAGATGAAGACGGAGAAGGGCAGACAGAGCGAGAGCCAGAGGGTATGGGAGACCGACCTCTGCAGGTCGGATGAATACAAGTATGTGGTATGCCACGGAACGGAAGACTTCATCAAAGAGGTCACGGATTATCTGAGGGATACCTAATTCAAGGACAATCATGGCAAAGAAGCTGAGACAATATTACTTCCAGCACGATGCCTTTGCCCGAGAAGACCCTAAAATCGTTAGCCTACGCGTTAGGCACGGATCAGCGGGGTATGGAGTATACTTCATGCTATTGGAATATCTATTCTCGCAAGAGGATTACATGAGCGAAACTACCTATAATGAGATAGGCTACAACCTTCATGAATCCGCGGGTCTAGTTAAGTCAGTCGTTGAGGACTTCGGCTTGTTCACCTTATCAGAGGATGGTAAGTGGTTTCATTCGGAGTCTTTCAGCCGCAGGATGGCTTCAATAGGTTCCACCGCAAGCAGTCGCTCAGAAGCAGCGCGGAAGGCCGCGCTTGCAAGATGGGGGACAGCCCCCGATGCGTCCGCACTGAAAAATGATGCGTCACGCATGCGTGACGCATGCAAAAACGATGCGGAACGCATGCGTCACGCATACGAAAACGATGCCAATAATATAAGAGAAGAAGATATTAAGAGAGAGACGCGTGCGTGTGCGTGTACGTGCGAGGATTTCCAAGCTGAACTTTTGAGGCAAGGCGAATTCTGGGAAACGGCAAGTATGCGTTTCCATTTCGACATTGATAAGCTCAAATCTTATGTTATTCCATTCGGGCAAGAATTGGTGTGCAAGGGCATAAGGCATGACAGCTTCAGTCGGTACAGACAGCACTTCTTCGACTGGCTGAGGATTCAACTGGAAAAAATCAACAATGACAACAAATCAAAACAACAACGGAAGGTTGAACCTTCCAAGCGTGGACGGGCTGAAAGCGATGCTGTTACAGCAGAAGATTTCGCGCGAGGGTTTTAACGTTCCGATTCACCCGGATGACTTTTACAAAGTCTTCGTTGCGGCCTACAATGCTGAAGTCGAATATCGCGGAGGTAGGGCAGAGCTGGATGACGAGAATGGAACGAAGTACATCCTATGGGACATCAGCTTGATTCTGACATCGACTACCAGGAAGAAGAACGGCCTGATGCTTAACGGCCTATACGGCAATGGCAAGACAACGACTGTATTAGCCCTCAAGGCTACGCTGAACTTCCTTCGTGACAAGGGCTATGTTGACGGAGACAGGCTGGGCGTGAGGATCATTGATGCCAAGCAGCTCGCCATTCTGGCACCCAACCCGAATGCCATGACGGATCTAGCGAAGACCGAATGTGCCTTATGCATTGAGGACATGGGGCGTGAAGCCAGTGAGGTGATGAGCTACGGCAACATCCTAAGTCCGGTGGCCGACATCGTTGAACAGCGTTATGCCGACCAGCTGTTCACCATCATCACGACCAATCTGACTCCCGAACAGATCAAGGAGCGTTACGGTGGCCGTGTTGCAGACCGATTCCGCGAGATGCTGGAAGTGATAACCTTCAGGCATGCGTCGTATCGGTGACAAAAATAGAACCAACAAAAACAAACGAAAAGGATATGAAGACGATATACGTTGACGTGATGACAATGGACATGGATAGGTTCATCTGCACGGAGAAGGTGGAGATTGATCCTGCGTTCTACAAGTTGGATGAGGTATGCAAGGAGGTTTTGAGGCGGCACCCGACCCTCAAGGGCAGAGATGACATCGTCTTCATCCCCGAATTTGAAAAACCAAAACTCATCAGACGATGAAGAATATCAGCAAGGAAGATCTTGAGGGAAGGCTTGCGGCACGGTGTGAATTTTTCTCTCTTGTCCAGCGTATGCGATTCCTGCAACGCAAGTTCTACGAAGAGAAGCGAGGCACAAGGAACGAGAAGCAAGAACTCTACGCGATACTCGACAGAGTGGATGCCATTATCGAACGTGGCGTGACCGCACTCAGGAAGGCAGGATTGGTTGAGGATGACCCCGACAAGAGGTGGAACGGTGGGTACGGAGATCTATCCTACTGCCAAACACCTCCGAGGATTTCATATAATGCCCGTAGAGGCGTTAAAATCCCGAAGAGGATGGATTTCTTCCTTCGAGTGATGGAGCTGCGTAAATGGCAAATCAGAATCTCGACTACTGGGCAGACATCCGTATGCCTTACTCCGCTGTTCGGGCTGTGCGAACTTGTTGACAGGCACATCGCCCAGGGCGAACTACACGACCAGCTTGAAACACTGTCCGAAGATACGGTGATTTACCCCGACTATTCCTACAAGGAAGAACAAGAAACAACAACAGAAGAATATGAAGAATGAACTTGAATTGAAGATTGACAAACTTGCCGAATGCAGCAAGGAGCTGGGAATAGCACCGGTTGAACTGCTCATGACTATCTACATGGAGCTTTGCCTTGGCTATGCATTCGAGGCTACGGGACAACTGATGCGTGTGCCCTACTTCCAGAAGCACCGAGGCAAGAAGCTATACAACATGGCTCACCGCCTGATGATTGAGAGTGATGACCGAATCTGCCGATTCATCGGTGACAAGGATCGGCTGGACTTCATCAACAAGGTGTGTGATGATTACACGGAGCATATCCGCGAGAGCATTACACGCTATCGGGAGACCATCAACAAGATTCTGCTTCGCGGAGATTATCCATACACGAAAGCGTATGTTGCGATGGTTACGGCCTCTTCGGTGATTCACCTTGCCAACGACATGGAGCAGGATTCCCTTATCGGAGTTATCAAATCCATCTCGTTCGTCAATGACGGTGGTGTTATGAAGGTGTTCAAGGGCTACAGCGACTACGTGCAGCACTGCCAGTCCATGAGCGTCAGGAAGCTTCGCGATGCGTTCCTCCAGATTGAGAAGGAATTCGATACGGTCAGGGAATTGCAGGACAGCCGGGTGACGTTCACACCGACCGACCGCAAGGTCATTGAGAATATATCAAGAGATGTGGTCGGGAGATTCTATCAGATAGGAATGCTCGTTGACTCCATCGAGAAGCACTCCCGTAAGGTGGTATAACTAACAACAATATTAACCAATCAACCTACAATGACTATGGACATCATCAAGAAACCCATCGTTAAGAACGAAATCGACTTATGCTGCGAATGTGCAGCATTCTGCCACGAGGACAAGGGTAACCGACCCTTCTGCAAGATGAAGCAGAAGTTCCTGCTGAGCGCGTTCACCAAAGCATGCGACAAACCGCAATATCCTGCGGATCTGAGGAAGAAAAAATACCGCAACCAAAAGAAGTAGACCATGGGAGACTATGTAACCAAGGTGATTCCGTTCACCATGGAGCTGGCCGAGATGATTCTCCGAGGCGAAGCCAAGAATTGCGAAGTGCAGACGCGCGAAGGACTCAAGGCCAGACTTCTTGCGACCGACATCAATGACGTTAAGCCGGTTGCAGCTGCCGTGACTTGTGTTAATGGAACAGAGACTGTTGACACGTTCTACCGGGACGGCACTTTCTATGAAGATTCCAAATATTCCGACTATGACCTTGTGATTCATGTCAAAACAATCTATCGGGATTACAAGAACTTCAGACCGACCATCTATCAGGCTTGCCTTGTGCGAGACGTATGTGGATGGTGCGAGTCGGTATGTGTTGGATGGCAAGGTAACGATCCCGACCTAACCCCAGTCTGGTTAAGCTGTAAAGCGAGGATTGCAAGCCAGTTTGAGGCTATCCCCATGACGGCCAACACCATCGGGATTCTAGGTAAGGATATCTCCTACGAAGAATATGTTAATGAACAGATGAGGGATATACCTCTTAACAAACTGATTGAGAATGACTAAGAACAACAGATGGAATACCTTACGTGAGAATGTCGCATTAGTGTGGAAACTCTATAAATATGCCTGGCGTAACTTCCAGCCAGAGACCTTCATCGCATTTTTGGCGGGGACTCTGTTTTTATGCTCTTTTCTCTGTACGTTTATGGGGTTTGTGATATTGTCAATCTTATGCAGTTTCGTGGCGGCTGCTTTGTTTTTCGCGCTGGCATTCTCGATCTATAGCGCAAGCAAGGTTCTTGCCGATGACAGATTGATGGACATTCATACAAGAAAAATGTTGTCGGAGAAATGGAGCACCGACTTGGATGACATTAAGATGGGTAGTGAGGATGGTGCAATATACATTGTGGTCATCACCAACGTCGGCTTTGTATTCCAAGTTAATACGTATGACACCAGATTCGACAACCAAGCCGAAGAAATGCGCTCATCGCTCGACTTCTTCCGGAAATATCGCAACGCAAGGATTCATTACATCAAGGCTATTGACCTACTAATACTATCACTCGATGCTGAAGAGATTCGTCACGAACTTGAATAAGGACTTCCGCGTTAAGCGCAGAAGACATCTGGCCTACGATATGTGGGACAAGGCTAGCCTGCCCGACATCGAATACTTCTATGACTACGCATTGCAGTATCAGATTCTGCCGTTCATCTGGATTACCATTCAGATATTCTACGATGACGAAGAATGGGTTGCCAAGGCGCAAGCGGAAGAGGCTCTTCATTACCTGACAATTAATGATTGAAACGAAAATGAGAAAAGTTGAAACAATGGCATGGATGGCCACAAGCAGAATCGGTGTGGTCAACATATTCCTGAAGGAGCCTAAAATGACTCCCTATGGTGATTACTTCGGTGAAGGAATGGTGGCCACACTTGGAACAGTCGGAGCTTGTAAGTTCCCTAACCACCACACCTTCATACTCACCGATGGAATCGATTTTCCCAAGGAAGGCAATAAGGTTAGAGTGAAGATTACATTCGAAGTCGTAGATGAGCAAGAATGAGAAACCTTACCCGTTGACCAGACCTTTCCTTGATACGGCTGTAGGGGATGATGGGAGGCTGATACTGCACGTCAGGCAAGCCACCAATAAGGGGTATGCCGTGTGCGTATCGGGTGGGGTATTCGACCCCTCTTATCCCTCATCCGTCTACAGACGATCAAGAACCAAGGATGACGGCAACATCGCTTCGGCCATTATGGCCAACGAGAGCCTATGTACGTTCATAGAATATGAAGAGAAGGTATAAGGTTATAGGTTGGACTAGAAGCCATGACAGTCTAGGACAAGTTACGAGATACCACCTGAAGGACATCTGCAATACCATCACCAAGTGTGCTGGTAAGGGTGGGCTTCGAGACGGACGGCCATTGGCGGTCATGCTTAACACTACTCCTTATTTACTTATTGAATATACAGAAGAAGCAACATGAAGAAATATGTAATAAAGTATGCTGATGGAAGCGACCAGCATGAGATGCTGGCCATCCACGACACAAAAGAGTCAGCTGTCAGAGGGTTGATTGAATACATCAAACTATATGACAACCCACGTTCTCCTTTTGACTTCAAAATTGAAGAAGTCGAATGTGATACAAGTGAGTGTATTGACTCATTTGATAAGGCAATGAAACGCCTCGGCCTCGAAAGAAATGGTTACTTTATCGTACCTAAGGATATTTCATCGCAAAACCCTATTGAGTTAGGAAAGGTCAAAAGACTTGTTTCGTGTGTCAACCCCAAACACATTGAAGCGTTGATTGCATTGAGCAAGTTGTTCACCATAGCTGAAGCATGGAACAAGGAAGATGGGTTTGTACCAGATTTCGCGGATTATAAACAAGAAAAGTGGTTCCCTTGGTTCATGTATGATAAGGATGCTGCGGGGTTCGTCTGTGCGTCTACGTATTATGCGGCTTCGTATGCGTCTGCGTCTTTCGGTTCTCGGCTTTGCTTCAAATCGTCCGCGCGCGCCGAGCAATTCGGCAAGCAATTCGCCGACCTTTACAATTCAGCCTTTCTCCGATAGTAGATTCGATTGATTATATAAAAGAGAATGACAATACGAAAAATGGAAATAGAAGAATCGAACATCAGAAGATGGACCGAGGAATTCGACTATATAAGGAAGTTCGTCAATGCGTCTCCATCATGCTGGAGATGGTGCGAGCCAACCCAGCAAATCCTGAAAATCTTGCCGCCTGTGGTGGATGACTATTATCTCTGTACATTCATAGTCAAGGGATACAACCGCGACAAGCCGATAATGATCACCGGGTATTATAGAAGACCCCGATGGAGCGATTTTCTTATACATAAAGAGAAAACGATCTGTTGCGACCTGATTGACAGCGAACGTATGGAATCGCTTTTCCTTCAGCTAGCAAAAGACCTCAAAGGCATGTACCGTCTGAGAGCAAGTAAAAAACTTGCACAAGCATTTCTTGACAATGTGTATACGTCAGAATCAGACAACCAGTCAAGCCCTTCGGGCACAAAGAAAGATTAAAACATGAAAGTGCAAGAACAACATTGGAAGGAGTTCGATAGATTCCTTCTTATCAACGACCACGTCGATGCAAGTGTACGTGTCAGTATAAGGAGGAGTGAACCGAACCTTGCCATCATTGACTCTTTATGGGTCTCAGAGAAAGATCGCGGAAATGGGGACGGGGAATTCCTCCTTGAGACGGCCGAAATGCTTGCCAAATCCAAAGGGTGTAAGTATGTGGCATTAGCATATGACGAAACGTTCTCCCCGACATGGGTCTTGGATTGGTACAAGCGTATCGGCTACAAGCCCTACAAGGTAAATTCAGTTGGGTGGATTTTACTCAAAAAAGAAATCAACTAAATAACGAAACTCACATTTTGTATAATTGAGTAACAAAAAACAAAAATGAAAATATCCAAATGGAGAATCACAGCCTTTATCGGTTGGATCGTCGCAACGCTCATCGTTGTCAGCGCCACCATGAGAGGCATAAGTAAGGCCGACACGGCAACCAACCTGATAAGCGCAGCTGCCCTGTTGGCATGGGTGCTACTATCTCTTGCAACCAATTGTTTCACATTTAAAAATAACAAAAATGAGAAAAATTAAAATCTTGAGTTTGTCGTTCCTGCTTCTTGCAGGATTGAGCCTGACATCTTGCAGCGAGCGTATTGACGCAGGTTCAGAGGGTATCCTCGTCAACCTTTATGGCTCTGACAAGGGCGTTGATGATGTGAGCCTCGTCACTGGTCGTGTATGGTACAATCCCTTCACAGAAGAGGTCTATGAGTATCCGACCTTCGTCCAGACCATCGACTATCCAGCATTCACAATCAATGCCAAGGATGGCTCGGAGTTCACCGTTGACCCTACGGTATCCCTGAAGATGATTGATGGTAATGCACCGCAGGTCTTCAAGAAGTATCGCAAGGACTTGGGTGACATCATCAACGGAACGCTCTTCAACTATGTCAAGGACGCTTTCCGAATCCAGCTCAACAAGTACACCACTGACCAGATTGTCAGCAACCGTGATATTGTTGAGCGTGCGATTGAGGCGCAGCTGAGCGAGGCGCTTGCCAAGGAGCATTTTCACCTTGAGCAGCTGACATCCGGATTGAAATATCCAACGTCGATTGTGGATGCTGTGAACCAGAAGAACAAAGCCATTCAGGAAGCACAGCGTGCGCTGAACGAGGTCGAAGTCAAGAAGGCTGAAGCGGAGAAAATGCTCGTACAGGCTCGCGCAGAGCGAGAGGCAAATGAGCTGAAATCCGCATCACTTACTCCAGCGATCCTCAAGAAAATGTGGATTGAGAGATGGGACGGCAAGCTCCCCGTCTACGGGAACGTTCCGCAGATCATGTTGGCGAAGTAACATCTATGCCAGTCCGAAACCATTGGTTAAGGACTGGCTTCATTCCAGATTCTACACACAGATATGAACAGAAGAGTTATTTACTTCTGTACAGAGGGGTGTGGCCGCGCAGGACACTACCCCCTTGGAATCAACTGTGAATTGTCTCGTGAGGAATATGAGCAGGTATTCAATGTTGACAAACTCTCTCCAGATGGCTTCTTCCGCTTCGATGAATTCCTCGGGTTTGGTGTTCCCTTCTCCCCCGATGACATGCGAGGAGGGTGTAAGACGATTGTCCTTGTTGAGAATGGCACTGAAGACGAGATCATCTACTGCATCAACAATAATGAATTTCTCAATAGGCAGTTCAACAGAGTAAAAGAAATGTACAATTTAAAAATTCCATTCCTATGCGTAAAAACTTAACAAAGATTATCCCATTTGACCTTAAAAAGGCAAAGAGGATTATGAATGGGGAGATGAAGGGGAGGATAACGGATAGCCAAGGACGTAAGATTAGAATAGTCGCTACAGACGTTGTAGGAGGACAGCCAATTCTAGCGTTAGTTGATTATTTCGATGGAAAAGAGACACCGCAGCTATACAATATAGACGGAACCCACCCCAGTGACAGAGGAAAAGATCTTCGTATTGTTGTTAGAACAAGGTACAAGGATTACTCCGACTTCACCCCTTCACTCTTTCAGTCATGTTTGGCAAGGGAAGGACAAAGTGATATTTGGAAGGTGTGCGTCTTCTTGGGGAAGACCACGTATGGAAGTATGATGTTCCTCATGAGCGACAACGAGGAATACGAATTTCCTGAATTTCTTCCGCTATCCAAGGACACCTACGGACTAATTGATTCTACAGCCTCCTACAAGGATTATATTAACGAACTGATTTAAAACGAAGAAAATGACTAAAGAAGATACAAAAGAACGCATTGCCGTCATGCAAGCTTATGTTGATGGCAAGGAGATTGAGTTCTACGATGTGGATGACGAAAAATGGGTGACCACAGAAATCCCTTTATGGGACCCTAGTTTTAGATACAGAGTTCGACATATGCCTAAGTATAGACCCTTCCGATCAGCAAAGGAATGCTTTGATGGGATGGTCAAACATGGACAATTCTGTTGGCTTCAATCATCTGATTGTTACGTTATTGCGAGCGGCTGTGATAATGTGGGGATATATATATCCTCAGACGAGGCAGTAAGCTTCGAGACTGCGCTTAAGTTGTACAAATTCGCAGACGGCACCCCCTTCGGTGTAATCGAAGAATAATCAAAATAACAGACACATGTTAGATATTAACAGAGACCCATACTACTACACCGAGAAGGACTTTCTCCTTCCCGTGCCCGACAAGCAGCTCACCCCGAAGCAATTCGGACAACTGCGTGACAACATGTCACGCTTTAAGCGAAGCAAGGGAAAAAGGAAACGGAAATAGGGTTAATTGACATTACCCCGACATTACCCGACATTACCCCGACATTACCCGACATTACCCCGACAATGGGCAATTGTAGGGTAATTAAATCTTCGCAATTGCTATCACGATAACACCAGATAGCCGAGGCAGAATTTTTGATGCGATCAACATGTACAACGGTAAACTACAGCCTGAACCTTGCGCCAAATGTGCAAAGTTCATGACACCACAATGTGACTACGGTTACAGCAATGGTGTGTCTCACCCTTGCCAAGGGTGGGGACAGAAAGCTAAAAAGTATTACGAACCAATTAAACGCAAGAAGAATGAGCAAGAATGACATTCAACCCAACGAAACAAAATCAACGATTAAGATCCGCGGAGTATATCCGCAGACCAAAGAACATCTGTATGAGGTATATGCTACGCCTATCAAGTTCAAGAAGCTGCACCCCGATGCCGTTACGCCTACTCACGCATACTCCGGTGATGCAGGTTTCGATTTAACAGCAGTAGGCAAGAAAATCGACAGAACCAACCGATGCATTATCTTCAACATCGGCATTGCCGTTGAGATTCCACTCGGCTATGCCATGTTCATCTTCCCTCGCTCGTCAGCATACAAGCATGATGCACTTATGACCAACTGTGTTGGCGTAATCGATTCGGGATATCGTGGGGATATTCACGTCATCTTCAAGGGGCTTGATGTCAACTATAACGTTGGAGATCGTATCGCGCAGGCCGTCATCCTGAAGGTTGATCCATTCTACTTCAAGGAAGCCAAAGAGTTGTCAAGCAGCTCACGTGGGGAGAATGGTCTTGGTAGCAGCGGAGTAAAAAACAACTAACATTTAAACGAATATGGATAAATACATTCTGAAGATGACTGTCCTCGCTGAGGGCATGTCGATGGGAGAAGCACAAGAGAAGGGCTATCTCAACAGAATAGATGCCGAGAAGATGCTCAGCAAGGGAGGTATCATGACGGGTGCACTCGTTCGGTACGAGAATGGATATCAGTCGTGGATGCCAGAAGATGTGTTCAATTCGGCTAGGTCGAAAAACAGAACCTTCCTAGAACGTCTCGTTTCCGAACGTGACGAACTCGTTGAGAAGATGGAGAAGTTGACCCTCTTCCTCAAGTCTGACATCTTTATGAAGATGAATGATTACTCACGTGATCTCCTGATGGAGCAGTACCGCATTATGATTAGCTATGTGGACTGCCTTAATCGTAGGATTAAGGCACTTTAAATTTAATCCTAGGAACTGAAGGTGTTAAAGGCGAATGTCTACAAGTAGATTCGTATAAGGAGAGTTTACAACTTGCTATTCTATTCGGTGGTTCTCTTGGGTGGAAGCGTAGGAATGCTTACCTTTGCGCTGTTACCATCTCCGTAACACCTAGTACTATTATTTAACGCTCTGACCCATCTAGGGTCTTCGACTCCTGACACAACAGTGTCGGGAGTTTTTTTATGTCTGTATGGAGACGAAAATACACAGATGATATGTGTACCACCTAATATCTTTGCCATTAAAAATATATTGACATATGATTGGAGCAATTGTAGGAGCGGCAACTGGGTTGGCCAGTTCAATATACGGAGGTATTGCCTCCGCTAGAGCCGCACGAAAGCAAAAAAATGAGATAGCCCGACAGAAAGAAGCTAACAAGGCTTGGTATGAGAGGCGCTACAATGAGGATGCCACGCAGAGGGGTGATGCACAGCGACTCCTTACGAAGACCCGCGAGGCGTACGAGAAGCGTAACCGTGAGGCGGCTGCAACTCAGGCCGTTGTGGGCGGTAGCGATGAATCTGTAGCCGCCACAAGAGAAGCCAATGCCAAGGGACTTGCTGATACGGCAAGCCAGATTAATGCGGCAAGCGAGGCTCGCAAGGATTCTGTTGAAGAATCTTATCGCAACCAAGACCAGCAGCTTGCCGGGCAGTTATCTGCCCTTGAGGCTCAGCGTTCGGCCAATATCGCCAATGCCACAAGTCAGGCTGTTGGTGCGGCTGCTCAGCTTGGTAGCGCGCTCGACGGCTCTATTGAAGACAGAAGAGCCAAGAAGGAAGAAGCGGCCAAGGCGGCACAGGCACAAGCTGCGGCTGAAGCCAAGCCTTCGATCGAGGCTTTCAAAGCTCGGGCGGCTGATCCTCTCAAGCCGAATGAATTTCATGGGGATAATAGAGAGAGGCCTGATTATTGGTGGGACATGTCTTTATTCGATAATGCTAAGAGAGCGCAGAATGCGACTTTTTAAACTATGGGAAGTACATTTGAATATATAATGGGGAAGGACAAGAAGCCTACTCAGACGGCACAGCCTACTCAGGTGGCACAGCAGGAGGCTGCTCCTGCTCAGCCTACTCAGACGGCACAACCAGCGGCACAGCCAGCGCAACAACAGCAACAGTGGCTCTCTCCGTTGGAGCCTACTCAGACGGCACAGCCTACTCAGCAAGTTCCTTCTCAGCAAGAGGTCGCTCCTGCTCAGCCTACCCAGACGGCAAAGCCAGCGGAAGCCCCCAAACGTCGCACGACCTACGAGGATATTATCCGTCAGATATATCCAGAGATGGACGAGAAAAAGCGAAAAGAAGAAGAGGAGAGGATCAAACGGAAGAAGAAGCGTGATACCACCATCGCTGCTATTGGGGATGCCTTGACGGCCATGGCCAACATCGCGGCCACGACTAGATATGCCTCTCCTGCTGACGTGACTACCAACAACATGAGCAAGAAGGTCAAGGAACGTTATGACAAGATTAAGGCGGATCGAGACAAGAACAAGGAGGCTTATCGTCAGATGATTGCGCGTGCTCAGCAACTGGATGCTCAGCAATATGAGAATGACCTTGAGCGTGATCGCAAGGCTCGCGAGAAGGCTAATGACGATGCTTGGAAGAGATACATGGACGTGTCTAACTACGAACAGCGAGAAAGAATGAATAATGACAACAAAAATTATCGCAAGGACGCGCTTGAGCAGAAGGATAGGCAGTTCAAGCAGAGGATGGCTCAAGACTGGGAGATTGCCAAAATGCAAGCGGACGCAAGGAAATACGCTGCTGACCGCAGATCTAGCGGTAGCGGTGGGGATCAAGTTGTAGAAGGATATCCATTACCCGACCCCAAAACGCATAAGGACGTATATTTCAAGAACAAGGCCGTATGGGAAGCTAAATACGCAGAGTGGTACCCAGACGATGCGCCAGAAGGGACTCAATATGTATCCACTAGTACTGACGACAAGGGTCATGTGACTACAACAAAAGGCACAAGGACTGACGGATATACGCCCGGTCAGATTGGCCGAAGAGTAGCCAAGGAGAAGGCGAAGTGGGCCGCGGAGGCCAAAGCGAAGCAGCAAGCGGCTGCAAAAGCGAAGCAGAAAGCGGCTGCAAAAGCGAAGCAGAAAGGCAAGAAGGGTAACGGCTTATTTGAAAACAGAAGATTCGAAAACAAAAAATAACACACACAGCATATGCCAATAGATAATAAGAAGCTGAAGAATCTTTATGATGCAATGCGTCAAGAGGGATACGACCAGTCTTACGATGAGTTTCGAGGGGCATTCCTTGGCAATAATAACTATGCCAATCGTAAGGATATCTACGACACGATGTCAAGCGGTGGTTATAACCTTGGCAAGACTTATGCGGAGTTCATGACGAGCATGCAGGTTGCTCCTCAGCAAGCCAATAATAGAGCTGCGGCTCAGGCGGCTGCGGCCAAGAGCGCGCCAACTAAAAAACGTCCTTGGCAGCCCGGCCATGGTGCGGCCAAGGACACTGAAGGGTATCAGCCTACTGCGTGGAATTCCATCGTTGCACGTCAGCAACAGCAATATCAGAGTGGGCGTGCGCCCCGAATGGAGGAGGTCCTCGGTCAGAATTTCGCGAAAACGAAGAAGGCGCGCGGACAGCGAGTTGACAGAAAGAATGAATCTTATGTGTACGAGACTCCAGTCCATGAGGTTGGATGGAATGAGGGTGAACCTCGAGTGAATAAACCTCACGAAATTAGCGATAGGTACGAGAATGCCTTCGAGAATCCTATTCTTCGCAGAACCGAAGAGATTGAAAATGGTGGCCGACAATATGAGCGTGAGCGGAATCTCGCCACACGTGAACGTCTGGCTACAGATGCGTATGAGACTATGCTTGATGGGTGGGATAATGCACCTTCTCTTGAGGACTGGAAGCGAATCATGGTGGATGATTCGGATGAAGCCAAGAATATGCGCAAGGAAATTGCCGATGCAGCTGATAAGGCTGGACGCACTGATGCGGCAAACCTTATCCGTTATATCGAAGATGTGAATATCCCTGAAGCATTACCTCAACATGGATATTCGGCTGAAGATATCCAAGGCCAGATGCGTTACTTGGATCAGGAACGTGCCATCAGGTCGGGGTTTTATCGCAGTCAGTTCGATGACATTGACGATAGGATAGCCCATATCGATGAGATGCAGGATAAGTTGTCGAAGGATGCCTCAAGGCATTACAACGGAGGTGTGGCTGGAGCATTCGCAGCACCCGGTGTGCCCAACATGGGCGAGGTCTATGGCCACTACTACGGTGATCCTTACCTAAATGCAGCCAAGAGAAGTCTTGAAGATGCCAAGTCGATTTTGGATGAATCAGATAGACATGGCAATACCTCATTCGTTGGTGGCGCTTTTAGAGGATTCGGCAATAAGTTGTTCGATGTACGTACATGGGACATGGGCATTACTGAGATTGGTAACGGTCTACACCTTAAGGATGTACTTGAGAAGGCTGACAGAGGCGAACGTCTTACACCATCAGAAGATGAACTGCTCAAGGCTAAGGTGACCGAGATGGCCGTCAATGCTTATTTCGGTAGCTATTTAGGCCGTGGATATAAGGCAGGACAAGTTACAGCCCAATCGCTTCCCTTCATGCTTGAGATGATGATTAACCCTCTCTCTGCTACGGGTAAATCAGCGCAAGCCATGTTGACGAGATATGCCATCAAGAAGTTCGGTTTGAAGCTGGCCAAGGAAGCTGGCGAAGGTGCGGCCAAGAAGATACTTCAGGGGGGAATCAGCGAGACGGCCAAGGCTGTGATTAACAAGAGTCTCAGCGGTGAGGCAAGAAGAATTGCGGCCAAGGCTCTTGCAAGCAGGGCTGGCGCACGCATTGGTGGTGATGTCATTGGTGCAGCCTCCATGACAGCAACGACTGGTCAAGGTCATGTGGTGGCAGACCTGCTCAACCGCACGACTGGGAAAGTGAATTTCAAGACGAACGATGAGGGTAAAGTGGTTTATGCCGGGCATGACGCTCCTGAAGAGAGTAATATTCTCAAGGCTTACGCCAAGTCTTTCGGCAGTCAGTTTATAGAGAACCATTCTGAGTTCATGGGTGACTATTTCCCCTACATTGGTGCGATATTCAGCCGTGGGCTTGACAAGATTGGAGGTAAGTATATAGTCAAAGGCTTTTCTGCCTTCAAGAATCGTTCTGCGTCCGCTGTAATGAGACTTCCCTTCGCTCCGATGGCGGCTGACTTCATCCGTCATGCAAGCAAGTCAAAATGGGCGAAGATCATTAAGGGTATCCAGAAACGTGCTCACTGGAACGGCACGCTTAACGAATATCTGGAAGAGGTTGCTGGCAATATTGAGAATGCCATCCTCGTAGGGGACAACGATTTCTCTACTGAAGAGGGACGTGGCGTGTTCAACCTGAGCGATAACATTGATACCTTCCTTGGTGTCAGCCTGATGTCGGGTGCGATGTCGGTTTCCTCTGCTGCTGGTTATCGCACACCAGCCTACCGCGCAAGGAAAATGGTTGAGAATGCTGATGCTAGGGGTGAGAAACTTCTGGGCGGCAGTCTGTGGGGGAAGTTCAAATCTTCCTTCGATGCTGCTCAGAGCGAGCAGGACAAGCAGGTGATTCTTACTGCATTGCTTCAGAATAGTAGCCTTACCGACGAAGGGCGTAGGGCTGCGCTTCAATATGCAAGCGGTAAGCAATTCCAGCAAGCTGTGGCTGACGGCACCTTCCGCGAGATGGAGGAAGATGCGGAGAAGGGCAATGAAGTTGAGCGTGCTTGCCGTGCCGAATATGCTGAAGGGCAGAACATAGATAACGTTGAGGATATGCGTGATGCCAAGACGAGGTATAACGTGTTGCTCCGTGAGGCTCTTGCCGTTGAACCTAACGCTGAGATGTATTCTGACCCTCAGTTCTATGAGCAGTCAAACCCTAATGCTACGCCTGAACAGAAGGCCGCTATGCGTGCTTATGCTGAAGCCAAGGCTCAATATGAGGGTGTGGCCGACCGAATGAAGACGGACATGGCCGATCAACAGCAGAAGGCCAACGAGCAGGTCGATAGGTTCAAGAATCAGACTGACGGATTGATCACGAGGGTCAGATTGAGGGGCAGCGATGCGGAGTTCTACGTGACCAGCGGCCACATATCCCTGAACAACGACGGCACCATCAATGATGCAGCCACTAGCAGTAACCTTACTATCGTTGATGGTGAGGGAAATCAGCGATTCATCTCACGTGGTGATGTCGTTGATGTGCTCGCGCAGAATACCCCCGAGGAGACCCTTGAGCAGCTTAACGATATTATCATGAATGAAGCCAAGGCGAAGGCAGATCTCATTGACGGGAAATTGTCCTTCCGTGCTGGCGATACGTTTACCATCCTCAACAACGAAGGTCAGGAGCAGAAGGTGACCATTGCCCAAGACCCGTCAACGATGGCCATGTCTGCCGTCATTGAGGGTGAGCAAGCCGCTGTACCTCTTACGGAGGATTCCATGGCTAAGTTGCAGCAGATGTCTGATGCTTATCAGGAGTCTCGATTCGGCAAGTATAGGCAAGAACAGCTGGATGCTGTGGCAAATGCTGAAAATGAGGCTACGCAAGAGGAGTCCACCCCTACTTCACCTACGGCCTCACAAGAGGAGGCCAGTTCACCTACAGGAGGCCGTTCATACGGCTATGGCGAAAGTGTCAGCTACGTGGATGGCGAAGGCCATACGCAGGAGGGTGTGGTTCATGGCAAGACTCCTGATGGAACGTATGAGGTTGAGTTCGACAATCCTCCTTCAGGCAAGAATGTCGTGGATGAATATACGCAAGAGGAGCTTGATGCTCTCGTACAGCCTTCTTCGGCTGAGCAAACGGAAGAAGTTGTCCCCGAACAATTACCAGAGGAAGAACCTGTAGAACCGCAAGGCAATGATGCTGCTAATTCTGTTCCTCCGACAACGGAAGAACTTGTGGAGATGGCGCGTGGAGGCAATGAGCTTGCCCAGTATCAACTTGATCAGCAGGGTATCCAGTGGAAAGAACCTGCCGAACAGACGAAGGATAATGTTGCAACCCAGTCTCCCAAGAATGACGTACCGCGTGACAAGGACGGCAATATCATATACGACCAGGTACCAGTGGCCACCACCATCGAAGACTTGTATGACGGTGCTTTGGATGATGAGGAGATCGGCAACTTCGTGCAGTCTCAGATAGATGCAGCCAAGAAGGCCGTTGACAAGATTACCAAGAAGAAGCCAAAAATCTCTACCAACAAATCCGCATACCTCGAAGCCAAGAAGAAGTGGGAAGGGGAATTGCGTGAGGCTGAGCGTAAGGCTCAATATTGGAATGATGTGAAGGCTGAGGTTGAGAAGATCACCACACCTGCTGATGCTAGAGGCTTGAAGGACGAACTTAGCGGCGAGGCAGCTCGCAGACAATATCGTGAGAACTCGGGCAATGACCATGAGGCCAAGAGTGAAAGCGAGGTTGCAGCTGAGTTTATGAGCCAAGGTCACGTCAAGATAACCCCCGAGTCCTACCGTAAGGAAACAGGATTCGGGCTTGACGAGCAGCGCAAGATGGTTGGCAAAATATCCAAGGAGGGCAAGACGATTGACCAGTTGTCTGAGGAACTTGCGCTTTTCGATGAAGAGTATTACAATGGCCGTTTCTTCGGTGGTGACAGTATGGTTGCCAAGGATGCCTTGATTGCCCATCTCTCCTCTGCTGACGCACGCAAGGGAGTTTCCAAGGTGCAGTCTGAAGCGGAGGCGCAGTTTGTTGAAGATTATGAGGAACAGCGTGAGAGATACTATCAGGAGAGGTATCACATGTCTTATGAGGAGTATATCGAATATTCTGCTCAAGAGATGCCCGAACTCATTAGAAAATACAGTAACTTTGACGAGCAGCAATTCTATAATCGCTACGCAGACGAGATAGAGGCTGACTTGAACAGAAGAGAACAACAATCAAACAACAACAATGGAACAGAAGGAAATGACGCCACAAGAGAAGAGCAACGACATGATCGAGGCAATCAAGTACAATCTGGACAACGGACTGATGACAACAGCGGAAGTGAGGGAGGCGAAGACTCCGAAGGAGCAGTTCGAACTCGCGATGAGGGCAGTGATGAACAGAAATCTTCATCAGAAGAGTCAGCGGTAGGAGAACAGCGTGAGCAGGAGACGAATGTAGAACATGTCGAAGGAGCCAACGAGGTTGATAAGAGCAGTCATAAAACCGATAATCAAGGCAATCCGTTGAACGCTGACGGGACATTGAAGCTGGAGAAGGTGAAGTCTGTTGATGATTTGACGGACGAAGACTTTTCTAAGCCTACTCGTAGCGTGGAGTTGCCGCAGGTTCCAGAGAATGTAGATAATGCCCTTGGTGCGGACGGTAAACCTGTCATAATCAAGAAGAATATCTTTGAGAAGAACTGGGAGGCACATAAATTTCCATTTGCCGAAAGTCGCTCAATATTGAAGTCTGCCTTGTATAATACAGACCTTGTAGGACAGACGCAGCCGACTAAGCGTCCTCTTCACTGGGTTGCAATAAAGTTGGACGAGAAGAGTCCGATTGTTGTACTTGAAGTGAATGAGAATAAAGACAATGTTGAAATAGTTGGTTGGTATACACTTGACGGAAGAAACCTTGAAAGAATAAAAAGACAAGCCGAGAAGAACGGCGGCGAACTCGTTATGTTATCCCCGAAGGATAAGGTGGAAAGCCTTTCCACTCCTCAACACGACTTGTCTTCTGTAGGCAAAGTTACAACAAATGAATCTGAAAAGCAAGAGAACGATGGAGAAAATGTTGGCAAAATGCGCCTGCAGAAGGCGGATATAGTCGGTGCAGAGTCGATGGCTGCTTCTAAGCCTTCTAAGTCTGAGGTGGCGTTGCGTGATGCAGTGATTGACCATTTGCGCGAGAATGGCATGGACGTGATTACTGACGAGGCTGAAGGACAGAGTGTGCTTGACATGGCGAATGGAAGAGGTGCAGTACGCGCCCATGCCATGATTTCGTCACTTGCAAAAGCTGCAAATACTATTAGAGGATGGATAACTGGCAATAAGCGTGGCAAATCATTTACCATAGAATTGCCAGAGACTACACGAAGAATGATTCGTAAGGTGATGGGACGTGATTTTGATAGCCATAACATTACAGCAAATGGTGTAGCTCACGCACAAAAGAATCATGGTGTTGGTGGACAAAAGCTAAATGAAAATAGCATACCGCTTACTAAGGTTGATATGGAACTTATTCCATACATTATGACAGCTCCCGATTATGTTCGCAGAGGTAGCGATGATGTAAGCGGTCGTGTTTCCGTTCGATTTTACAAAGAATTGAGCAATGGTTATGTGGTAGTTGCTGAGAAAGAATACAAAAACAGCCCAGATGATATGGAGACCATTACCATGTGGGCTGAGATGTCGGACAAGGCTACCAATGCTCAGCGTAAAGCTGTCCCTGATACACACGTCCAAAACGCTATCCTTGACATTGACGTTGCAAAGATACGCAAAGATGCTGAAAATGCAATAGCGAAAGACCAAAATATTCGTGAGTGGCATGTCTATCATGGCAGCGGTGCTGATGTGCGATTTGAGGCTGCGCGTCATAAGAGCAAAGAGGCTGAAGAACGCGACAAGCAGTTGCGTACTCAAGATTTGGCTATAGCTATTTTTACTGGAAAGACAGAACAGCAGGTGCGTGCAGAACGTCGTGAGCGTGAACGAAGGTTTAAAGAGGAAACGAAAGAATTGTACGAAAGAGTTTTGTCGGGTAACTTCGATGATGTAACTTTGCGCCTGATAGACAATTATATAAACCAAGTAACTCCTTACAATTATTATGGACGACCTTTATCTAAACGACTTCCACCGAGAGTGGGACAAAAAGTGTCAAGAGGAGAACAAACGGGTAGCATCGATGCACTTTTCTCACGAATATCTGAAAGCGCAGTCGGAGCGAATGAACGCACTCGTCCAGAAGCAAGAAGAAGAATTGAGGAGAAAAAGAAAGAACTCCTCAAAGCATGGGCGATAGCTACTGGAAATTGGCACACAAGTGTTAATGATTTTACCAACGCGAATGAGCCATTAGGCAGAGGAAAAGACTCTGATGTTTATGTCTCTAAGGACGGAGATTACGTAATCAAGGCATCGAAAGGAAAAGATAACTTGAAGAGATTCCGTCCCGACATGGATAATGTGGCTCTTTTTAATTACGTTTTCCCTAATAGCTCTTATGACATTGTAGGCTATGGCGAGATAGACGGCAAGTTTGTTCGCTTTCTTCGTCAACCTATTGTAGACTTCACCGACAGCACTCCGTTGTCGGTGGAGGAACGTGTTGCCTATATGGAACACCTTGGTTTTAAGCCTATAAACGATGAAAAGACTGCTTTCAGTAATGGGCAAATTGTAGCTGCGGACATTCAAAAGAACAACATTGTGAAGGATAAGCAGGGTAATATTCGTGTGATTGATGCGGATATGCGTTTGCATACCAAGGATATGGGTGGTGATTATGCTTATCCTCCTGTAGAACGTGACACAGAACTTAATACGAATATTCGTGAACACCGCGTTTACCACGGCAGCGGTGCTGACTTTGATGCTTTCGACAATTCCCACATGGGCGAGGGCGAAGGTGCTCAGGCGTATGGTTGGGGAACGTATGTGACTGAGGTGGAAGGGATTGGCAGGACGTATGCTAAGCGTTCGATGACTGGTAGCGGGCTAAAACGTGCAGAACTTGAAAGTAATATTAGCAGGGCGAAAGAGCAGCTTCCGTTTGTCCGTGGAGAGGTCAAGGAAGAACTTGAAGCAAAGATTCGTGATTGGGAAACCCAATTAGAGAACCTTGACGAAAGCCGTCATCTTTATACAGTAGAAATCCCCGAAGACAACGGCACGAATTATTTGCATTGGGAGAAGCCTGTGAGTAAAGAACAACAAAGCCGAATCATTGAACAAATACGTTCAGAAGGCATTACTTTAGAGGGTGTATCAGATGACTTTTTTAAGGGTTCGTCTAAATCAGGGGTATGGAAGAGCGGGGAGAGTTTATATGACCTTTTAGACTATTGTCTTCTTGATCTTGATTCGGATGAAGATTCACAGAAAAAAGCAAGCGAGCTGTTAATGCGTAGCGGTTTCTCAGGTATATCCTATCCTGCTGAAGCAAGAAGCGGTGGTCGTAAGGATGGAGCGCGAAACTATGTTATCTTCAATGAGAAGGATGCTCAGATAACAGACCATGTACGTTTCTTCCGTACTGCGAATGGCGAGGCTTATGGTTTTACTGTTGGTGGAAAAATCTATATAGACCCCAAGGTAGCAACGAGTGAAACTCCCGTGCATGAATATGCGCACCTATGGGCTACAGCCTTGAAGACCTGCAATCCGAATGAATGGCAGAATGTTGTGAGCCTAATGAAAGGTACATCTGTTTGGAATGAGGTGAAGAAACTCTATCCAGAACTAAAGTCAGATGATGAGATAGCCGATGAGGTACTTGCGACATATTCGGGTAGACGTGGTGCAGAACGCTTGCGTGAGGAGATGAAAAAGGCAGCAGCTGAGAAAGGTAATATTTATGATAAGGCAGCAGCCGTAAATACGCTTCAGCGCGTTAAACAAGCTATTGATAAGTTTTGGAAAGCAGTTGCCGATTTTTTGCATATTCATTATGAGAGTGCAGAGCAGGTTGCCGATCAAGTTATGAAAGACTTGCTTGATGGTGTAGACCCAAGAAGCATGATGAATGGTGGAAGAAGTCTTCGTTCAGACACTGAAATAAATATAGTTGAAGGTGCTAAAGAGCATGGATTTAAAAATTATGTCGAAGCTAAGACTTGGGCGAAGGAGCATATAGCACGCACTTATAGCGGTGAGGAGACAGGTGGCAAGGGTGACATTCGCATCAGCAATGCAGCCGTTGACAAATATCTATCGCAGAGTGCTGTTGATAAGAGTGATAGCAAGGACGTTCACTTGTCGGTGCTGAAGGTGTTGCCTGAGGTTATCCGTGAGAGTGTGGACGCTGAGCAACACGCAGACTTTAAGAAGGGGGAAGATGGTGTGCGCTCGGCAGAGAATGGCATCAACCCCAATGTAACCATACACAGATTGTATGGCGCAGTACGTATAGACGGAAAGGTGTATAGGGTTAAGGTTACGCTGAAGGAGAATACAAGAACGAAGGAGACACCTAAGGCGTATAGTTATGAGGCAACAAAAATAGAGTTGCTTGAAGGTTCTTTCAGTCAAACTGAAGGCAGTCATAACCTTGAACCAAGCAACTCCAAGTCAGAGGTATCGGCTGGTCAACATGGGAACGTGTCAGGACTGACATCGACCTTCCCCCGCTATTCCGATAAATCTATAACTGCTGCAAAGTTACTAAATGGTGTTGAGAAATCCTATGGTGGCGGTAAGTTTTTTGAAGATTACAACAAAGTTCGTGAACAATTTATCGGAGAGCAGGGCGCAGAACGTGCCGACCATGCCGAGGAAGTGACAACGCGACTTGACAACCTTTCGGTGGCTCGCGAGATGGAGGCAGACAAGAAGGATGCCAAGGCAATCAAAATGGCTACTGGTTGGGAACGTGGTGCAGATGGCAAGTGGCGTTATGAGATTGCGGACATGAAGGAGTTTGACCGCAATGGTAACTTGCTGTATCGAAAGCACCATCCAGACTATGCTCGTTATATTGAGCTTCAGGACAAGGATATTAAAAATCTGTTTGAAGACGGCGAGGAACTGACTGACAAGGAGCGTGAGGAGTATGAGGTGTTGTCGAAGAAGTATGAGAGTGACAAGTTTGGCGGTGAGAAGTTAGACAACAATCATACGCTAGAAGCCTATGTGGACGCACCAGAGTTATTCAAGGCTTATCCTGAGTTGAAGGATGTTGGCTTTAGGTTTGAGGATACTGGTGGTAATGAGATTGCGAGTTATCGTATTATCTCCAATGTGTTTGATGTTGACAAGGATGATGTCGGCGAGATTGTTGTGAACACGGGTAAGGTGTCGAAATACACGCGTACCAGGGAGGTAAAGTCTGCGGTACTGCATGAGATGCAGCATGCTATTCAAGAGATTGAGGGTTTTGCGCGTGGCGGAAGTCCTAAATCTATGCAAAGACGATTTGAGGCTGCTAAAAAGGAATGGCGTGCGCGTGCTTGGGCTGATGCTTTGCGTGACAAGGCAGATGAAATGGGCGAGCATTACAATCAAGTTGCAGTGGAAAAAGCCTTGATTGATGAGTACAAGGAAATGGGCATGGATAATGAAGAATGGATGCCTGATAAGGAAACTCGCATGAAAGGCTTTAACTACTTTGCAAGGGGATATGCTGACAGAAGCATGGATGCTGATATTAAGAATTTTAGATTGAATGAATCCACTCGTGCAGACTTTAGTCCTTATGTGGAATATACCCGTCTTGGTGGCGAAGTAGAGAGCCGCAACGTGGAGCATCGTATGAATATGACACCAGAGGAGCGTAGAGCGAGCCTTGCCGCCGAGACAGAGGATGTGAGCCGTGAGGATCAAATTTTCTTGATGAGTGGTGATGGTGGAAATGCGAATAGTGAAATTCCCCAAGAGATGGAAACGGAGGATGATTATTCAGAGTTTGCTAAAGAGCATGGCGTGGATGTAGATATGGTGAAGGATTATGCATCGGGCATGAAGACTGGCAACTTGCAAAAGGCTGACATGGCATTGGCAGAAATACGTCGCACAATGCGCGTGGCGAACCGAGGTATGAAACTTTCGGAGTTTGGCAAATTGTTCCGTCCTGTACAAAAGGAACTGGCTGAACGTTATGGCGACATAGAAACGTTGCGGCAGGAACACATTGATGCTGCTATGCGTGAACGAGGTGTTATGGAGGCTGCTCGCAAACGTGCCGAGGAAGAGGAGGCGAAACGCAAGGCTCGTGCTGATGAGTTGTCGTTGTTGTCAACTGAGGAACTTGACAAGCGTTATTTTGATGCGATTGAGAATGGTGACGATGCTACTGCACGTGAGATGCTTGACGAGGCAGCACACCGTAAGGGGTATGACGACACCGAAAGCAACTACCAAGGTGTAGGGGCATGGAGTGCACCTTCTAACCCTGGCTATGAGAGTGATGCAGCGCGCAGAGAAGATGTGGAGGATAATGCTCCCGATGTAAATATTGAAGATATAGCTTTAGGCTATTCGTTGGTTAACGAAAAATATTGGCAGGAGCCACGCAAATATATGCAGACAGACGCCACCGCCATAGAATCTGTCAACGCGATAAGAGAGGCAATAGCCGCAGTCAGACGTGGCGAGAAGAATGTAAAGGTGAAAGTGTATCGTGCTGTGCCTACATCGGTGAAAGAAGGAAATTTGCGCAATGGCGACTGGGTGACACCGTCAAAAGACTACGCCAAGATGCACGGTGAGCACCGGTTGGGTGGTGACTACCGCATTATAGAAGATGAGGTGCCAGTGAATGAGCTTTGGTGGGACGGAAATGACAGCCGTGAATGGGGCTTTGACGATGGCAGAGGTTACAAGTACAAGAATGTGGAGAACAACCGCAAGTTGAATGATCTTGTTACGCGTGATGATAATGGTGAGATTATTCCGCCTTCGAAGCGTTTTGACGAGAATGTGGAAGATGTGAGGTTTAGAGAAACCGAACCTAAGACCTTGAAAGGTGAAGAGGCACTTGCTGCACTTGAAAATATATTCAATGAGCCTACAAGTGAAAGTCTGCCGAGCCCATTATCAACTTTGGAGAATTTCAGAGAAGTGTTTAGTCGGCATATTCGAACATTATTGGGCGAACTTGTTAAAGTTAAAGACGAGGTGTTCAATAAAATCATACGTGAGAGACGGGCTAATATATCAGGTGCAATACTCTCAACTATAGAGAATGCCGATTTTGCCATACGTGATACTGATGGTAGCACATTATATGTGAAACGATATAAAAGTGACAATAGCGGAAACACGTATAATGTGGTTGCAGTAAACAAGCATGGTGAAGTGGAAGACTATGTAAGTTCCGTACATATAAAACGAGATGGTAACTTACGTAACAAAATAAAAAATGGTGCTGAATTGTTACTACCGCAAGAACGGAATACCGACGGAACTTTGTTCCGAAACAATTCAACACCTGCTGCAAAGGTAGTAAAAGATTTTGGAATTTCGCAACATTCTTCCTCAGAAAAAGCTCTTCACTTTATCGAGGCACTCCAGCCCCATGCTGGAACCACAATAACAGAAGCAGAGCCTAAGACCCTGAAAGGTGAAGAGGCACTTGCTGCACTTGATAATATATTCAGAGAGAATGCAGCATCTGTAATGCCCGAAACGGTTTCATCATTTGAAAGGTTCAAAGATTTGTTCAGAAGACCAATTAGGACATTCTTAGGAGAATTTGTAAAAGTAAAAGATGAAGTTTGGAGCAAAATAATTCGAAGTAATCGCCAAGGAATTTCGGGAGCAGTTTTGCCTACGATTGAGAATGCAGACTTTGCCATACGTGATACAGATGGAAGTACACTATACGTAAAACGATTCAAAAGTGAGAATAGTGGTAACACATATAATGTGGTTGTTGTAAACAAATATGGAGAGATAGAAGATTATGTAAGTTCCGTACATATTAAACGAGATGGTAACTTACGTAATAAAATAGAGAAAGGTGCTGAATTGCTCCTGCCACAAACGCGACTTACCGACGGGAATTTATCCCGAAACAACTCAACACCTGCTGCAAAGGTAGTAAAAGATTTTGGAATTTCGCAACTTTCTCCCTCAGAAAAATCCAAACATCAAGTAGCCACCGACCTAGCAAGGCAGATGCACATAGAAGGTGTAGTAGATGTATTAGAGTCAAGCGAA